CGGAAATAGGCACAAATTGTGTTAATTTTCTCCCGAAAGTGATTACATTATAACCGCTTTTTCTTAAATTTGCGGCATGAGACAGAAGCAAGACAATACAAAGGACGTCCGAGAGGAGCAGGAGCACCTCTCTGATTTCATGGGTGATATCGGCAACTTCGACCTCCCAGACCTCGACCTCAACCTTGTGGACTTCCTGCCATCGGACGAGACGGAGGAGACAAGGTATACCCTGCCAAAGGTGGTACCGATGAAGGAGGACTTCGTGATGTACGACAATGCCCAGAAGATGGCGAAGGAGCTGCGCCTGGGATTCGGGGAACGCTTCGATGCATTCGTGAGCGGTTCCTTCATATTCGGGGACTTCATCGAGGCGTACCTAACGACCCAGCAAGCCTGCGCCAAGAAAATGACGATAAGCACGCTTTCGCTTAGCCAGAACAACGTGGACAGCCTGCACACCCTCATGGATAAGGGATACATCGAGGAATTGAACCTCATCATTAGCGTTTATTTTTGGGGCAACGAGCGAAGGAGCCTGGTTCCGTACATTTACAAGCAGCTGGACATTGGCGACCGATTCCAATTGGCGGTGGCAGGAGCACACACCAAGACCGTACACTTCGAGACCCTGGGAGGGCGCAAGATTATCATGCACGGATCTGCGAACCTCCGAAGTTCGGGTAACATCGAGCAGTTCACCATGGAGGAGAACCCAGAGCTGTACGATTTCTACGATGACCACTTCAGCAGGATCCTCGACAAGTACGCCACCATCCGCAAGCCGATACGCAACAGCAAGGCGTGGGATCTGTTCACACGCATGACATTCGATAAAAGTTAAATTTCAAAAACAAAGGAGAACGAGCCATGAGTAGTAGCGGTTCAGAACACAAGAGCGGAGGCAGCGTCCTCCACGGCAGCACCAAGGCATCTGGGCGAGCAAAGAGCGTCCTGCCATTCTCCGCATTCAGCGGTGGTGCCGCACCATTTTAAGAACAATTCCAGACAGGAGAGGCGAGCCTTGAAGAAGGGCTCGCCTTCACTGCTTAAACCAACGAAAGACAAAAAGCATGGACACGACAACAGCAGATATTCAGAGAAGGGACATGGACATCACCCAGCTCCACCCGAACCAAGGACAGGTGGAAGGGCTGCCTAAGAACCCACGATTCATACGAGACCCGAAATTCAAGAAGCTGGTGAAGAGCATCCAGGACGACCCCGAGATGCTGGAACTTCGAGAGCTTATCGTTTATGACACCCAGGATGAGCGAGGATTCGTCATCATTGGCGGTAACATGAGATACGAAGCCCTGCGCAAGCTGAAATACAAGACAGCCGTCTGCAAGATCCTCCCCCACGACTTCCCGATGGATAAGATGCGACGCATCGTCTTGAAGGATAACTCCAGCTTTGGAGAAACAAACTTCGACGACCTCATCAACGATTGGAAGCCAGAGGAGATAGATGCAGCTGCCATCGACGTCCCAGACATTCCAGACCCAGAGGAAGAAGAGGAAGCGAAGGACGATGGCTACGATGTGGCTGGCAACACGCCAAAGAAGGCGACCAGCAGGACAGGCGACATCTACCAGCTCGGCATACACCGCCTCATTTGTGGCGACAGCACGAAGCAGGAGTTCCTCGATGCTCTCATGGACGGAGAACAGGCAGACCTGCTGGTAACTGACCCACCATACAACGTGGACTACCAGGCAAAGGGAAAGATGAAAATCGCCAATGACCACATGGCAGACGAGAACTTCGTGGCATTTCTCACAGACACCCTGCAGAATGCCAACGACAGCATGAAGCCAGGCGCAGCCTTCTACATCTGGCATGCGGACAGCCAGGGCTTCAACTTCCGAACAGCGGTGAAGAACATCGGATGGGAGACACGCCAATGCCTCATCTGGAACAAGAACAGCCTCGTCCTCGGTCGCCAGGACTATCAATGGAAGCATGAACCCTGCCTGTACGGATGGAAGGAAGGAGCTGCCCACTACTTCACCAACAAGCGAAACCTCACCACGGTGCTCGAGCAGAAGGTGGACATCGAGAGCATGAGCAAGGCAGAAATGAAGGACTTGCTCCATCAGCTATTCGGAGGCGACATACCGACAAGCGTAATAGACTGCGACAAGCCAAAGAAAAACCCTGATCATCCAACCATGAAGCCTGTACCGCTGATTGGCAAGCTCATCAGCAACAGCAGCAGGGTAAAGGATATCGTCCTCGACATATTCGGAGGAAGCGGAACCACCCTCATCGCAGCAGAACAGCTGGGCAGGTGCTGCCGCATGGTGGAGTTCGAGCCGATATACGTGGACGTCATCATCAAGCGATGGGAGGAGCTCACCCAGCAGAAGGCTGTCCGCATCGGCAACATCCTGGAGGATAAGCAGCGAGAGGCAAGCACCCTGCTGCCTGCCCAGGAACCTGCCGCCACCAAGCAAACCAAAAAATCGAAGAAGAAGGAGGAATAAGCAATGCCAAGAGGAAAAGAGACAATGACGGAAAGCCAGCTCGCCAACATCGAAAGCCACAAATGGCAGAAGGGACAGAGCGGTAATCCGAAGGGCAAACCGAAGGACAGGGTCAAGGCACTCTTGAAGCAGGTGCTCCCAAAGAGCAAGCTGAAGAAGAGCGAAGGACTCACCCAGGACGAAATCAACACAATCGAGAGAAGCATCCTCGCCATGGAGCTGTCGGACTTGCAGGTATTGGCGAAGGCAGACGAAACGCCAGCCTACGCAAAGACGCTGGCAATGGCTGCCATCATCGATATGAAGAACGGCAAGACAACCACCGTGGACAGACTCATGGACAGGCAATACGGAAAACCGCAGCAGAAGGTGGACATCACCACCAACGGCAAACAGATCCAGCAGGGGACACCGCTCACCAGGGAGGAGCAAATCGCATATTTGAAGAAACTTGAGGAGGAGTACTAGCATGATGCACGACACCGAACTGCAAAAGATGTGGGTACTGCAGAACCCCCTCAACTTCACTCGGTACTTCTTCAAGGAGAACGGAGGCAAGCGGTTTATTGTCGGACACCACCACAAGAGAGTATGCGATGCGCTCGATAAGGTGTTGAGGGGCGAATGCAACAAGCTCATCATCAACATCGCACCACGATACGGCAAGACCGAGCTGGCGGTTAAGAACTTCATCGCCATGGGACTCGCAATCAATCCAGCCTCCAATTTCATACACCTCTCCTACTCCAGCGACCTGGCAGTGGACAACTCCATCGCCATAAAGGACATCGTAAACAGCGAAGCATACCAGGCGATGTTTGAAACCAGGGTGAAGTATGGAAGCGACACCAAGGCGCAATGGGACACAGAGCAAGGAGGAGGCGTCTATGCAACATCCACCCTCGGACAGATAACAGGTTTCGGAGCTGGAGAGGTGGACAGAGTGGACGAGCATGGCAACCAACTGCCCTACCGATTCGCAGGAGCCATCATCATCGATGACCCTATCAAGCCAGAGGATGCGCTGAGCGACGTGGTGCGTGAGCGAGTGAACCGACGATTCGAGACCACCATCAGAAACCGAGTCAACAGCCGAAACACGCCAATCATCATCATCATGCAGCGACTCCACGAGCACGACCTTTGCGGCTACCTCCAGGAGATAGAGCCAGACGATTGGACGGTCGTAAGCCTGCCATGCGTCACCATTGACGAAGACGGACACCGCCAGCCGCTCTGGGAATTCAAGCACACCCTGGATGAGCTGGAGAAGATACGCCTCGCCAACTCCTTCGTTTATGAAACACAATACATGCAGAACCCGACACCAATCGAAGGTCTCATGTATTCCCATTTCAAGACCTACGACACCATGCCGATAGAGGCACACCTGCCAAGACGCAAGTGCTACATCGATACAGCGGACACAGGAGCCGACTGGCTCTGCGCCATCTGCTACGAGGAATACGAGAGCGGATGCTACGTGACGGATATCGTATTCACCAACAAGAGCATGGAGTACACCGAGCCTGCCGTAGCAAGAATGCTGGTGCGGAACCAGACGCAGGAGGTCGTGGTCGAGAGCAACAACGGAGGTCGAGGATTCAGAAGGAACGTGGAGAAGCTGGTGCGAACCCTTGGCAATTGGGACATGGTCTTCATTGACCTGGCACAGACCGCCAACAAGCAGACACGAATCTTCACGAACAGCTCGAAGGTTCAGAACATGGTCTTCTACCCAGAAGGATGGGAAGACCGCTGGACGCATTACGCCAATGCCATGAAGTCATACCGTAAGGAAGGAGGAAACGAGCATGACGATGCGCCCGACTGCACCACAGGAATCGTGGAGCGTTTCGGATTGTTCACCTCGGCAGAGATTACGGATGAGGAAGAAGAGGAAATCGAGGACGAAGTTTATTAATTAACAAAACATAGGAGACAAGGCAATGCCAGACATTAGAGAAATTATCGATAGAGAAAACAGACAGCCAGGAGCGATCATCGAAGACTTGCGCCAGAAGAACATCGATGTCATCCCATGGAAGGTGCTCGAAAAGGAGTACAACCCAAAGCTGCACCCTGTTTACACAGACAAGAACTACAGAGACAAGACACGCAGAGGCAAGACCGAGCGCATGACAAGAGTGACATACAACATTCAGAAGCTGGCGGTGAAGCGCATGAAGGAGCTGATGTTCACAATCCCCGTCAACCGCAAATACACAACTGCGAACGACAACGAGAAGAAGGCAGCAGCCATCATGGAGGCGATTTTTCAGAAGAACAGAATAAACGCCTTGAACCTTAAGCGTTCCCACAAGCTCTTTGCGAGCTGCGAGATGGTCACGATTTGGTACGCCCAGCTGCAGGACACCACATACGCAGGCTACCCAAGCAAGCTGAAACTGCGCTGCCGCACGTTCTCGCCATTGGACGGAGACATCTTATACCCACTATTCGACGAATACGACGACATGATAGCACTCAGCGTCCAATACACCAGGAAGAAAGGGAACGACACCGTAACCTACTTCGATACCTACACCGATGAGTTCCACTTCCGATGGATCAATATGAACAGCAACGGATGGAAGGAAGACATCGTACCAGAGCCTATCAATATCAAAAAGATAGCAGGCATCTACATACACCGAGACCTCCCGATCTGGGAAGACCAGAGCGACAACGGATACGAGCTGGAATGGACGGAGAGCAGAGCAGGTAACTACCTCCGCAAGAACAGCCGACCGACATGGGTCATCTATTCGGACAGCCAGAAGGTGACCGCTCCAAAGAACAAAAAGCAGGAGCCAACCGACGACAATGCAGGACGAAACGTCCTCCGATACGGCAAGGGAGACAAGGCTGGGTACGCAACCTGGAGCCAGGCTACCGATGCACAGAAGCTATTCACGGAAGAGCTGAGACGCAACATCCACACCAGCCTCCAGCTGCCAGACATGAGCATGGAGCAGATGAAAGCTACCCCGATGAGCGGAGAGGCACGCAAGATGCTCTTCATCGATTGCCAGATGAAGGTCACGGACGAGAGCGGAGATTGGCTGGAGTTCTTCGACAGAGAGGTCAACGTGGTACGAGCATTCTGCAAGATCATGTACCCAGAGCTGGCGCAGGCTTTCGAGACATTGACCGTCACCAACGAGATTACAGCCTTCCAAATCGATGACCGCAGCCAGAAAATCAAGGACATGAGCGACGCAACAGGAGGAAAACCAATCGTGTCACGAAGAACCGCCATCCGCAGGCTCAAAATGGTACCAGAAGAGGAGGTCGAGGAGGAAGAGAAGAGAATCGAACAGGAGGAGGCAATGGCAAACGATGCCTTCACCAACGAACCAACCATGTAAAGGATTAGAATATGCCAAAGACGTTCACCATAGGCACATACGACAAGAAGCACAAGGAGAACCTCGCAAAGAGAGCCAGGAAGGTGCAGCAGCTATACGATGCAGCCATCAAGCGCATCGCACAGGCAGCTGCGCCATCGCTCTTTGATGCCGACACAAAGAAAGAGTTCCACTTCGAGGACTTTCCTGTCTTGAAGAAGGAGATGGAGGCACTCATGCAAGACCTCGGAAGCAGCCTCCAAGCCAACATCGAGGACGGAGACCAGGAAAGCTGGACGCTCTCCAACACCAAGAACGACGCAATGGTGGACTCCATCATCGGCAAGAAGCACCTCCCGAAAAAGGTGGTGCAGGCATGGAAGCACCCACACCTGGAGGCACTCAACGCATTCATCGCACGCAAGGAAGCAGGAATGAATCTCAGCCGCAGGGTCTGGAACCTCACCAAGCAGTTCAAAAGCGAAATGGAGCTCGCCCTGGAATTGTGCATGGGCGAAGGAAAGAGTGCTGCCGCTCTGAGCCGAGACGTTCGAAAATACCTTGTCGAGCCAAACAAGCTATTCAGAAGGGTACGAGATAAGAGCGGAGCTTTGCGCCTCTCCAAGGCAGCTGCAGCATACCACCCAGGGCAGGGAGTTTATCGCTCCAGCTACAAGAACGCCCTCCGAATGACAGCGACCGAGAACAACATCGCCTACAGGACAGCCGACCACAACAGATGGCAGGCTCTCCCTTTCGTCATCGGCATCGAGATCCATATCAGCAACAACCACCCGACGAAGGACATCTGCGACCTATTCGACGGAAAACGCTTTCCAAAGGACTTCAAGTTCACAGTATGGCATCCATGGTGCAGATGTTATGCAGTTTCCGTCCTCGCAAGCCAGGAGGAGATGGACGCATACACCACCGCAATCATGAACGGAGAGGACGTGAGCCATTGGAAGTTCACAGGGCAGGTGGAGAAAATGCCAAAGGAGTTCAACAAATGGATGAAGGACAACCAGCAGCGCATCGCCAGCGCAAAGAACATGCCCTACTTCATCAAGGACAACTTCAAGGACGGAGACCCATCAAAGGGGCTGCGATGGGAAGGCGTGGAGAAATCCTTCAAGAAAGACGGAACCATTGCAGCGACACCTAAGAGCAAGCCAGCGGACGAATGGAAGGGAATCAGCAAGAACGACAGGGAGCTATTGGAACTCGTACAGACAGAAGGCTGGACGGAACAGAACCAAGACCACTATCGTGACTTGCTCGACAAGGCATACGATGCCGAGATGAAGAAAGCTAACCTCAAGCCAACGAAGCTACGCACAAAGGCTGAGGAAGATGCCGTAGATAGTTTCAGACAATGGGGATTTGAGGAACTTAATGAGGCTCTACGAGCAGGAAAACCACTTACTGCAAAGCAAAAGGAGGTACAGGAACAGATAGACAAGATAATGAGCAGAACAACGCTGAAAAAAGATATTGTCGTATATCGAGGAACAAAGGATGCTCCAATAGATATCAATCCAGCATACTCCAGCACTACAACACGAATCACCATCGCAGAGCACTTCTCGTCCGAGATGTACGGCTCGAAGCACCTGTACGCATACCGCATACCGAAGGGTACGCACTGCCTGATCATTGGAGGCGCAGAGGATGAAATCGTTCTGCCACGAGGCTTTAACCTTGGGCAATACAAGATAGGCGAAAAGAAAACAAGTCCTGTAATCATCAAGAAGCCAACAGCAAAGGAAATCGCTGCCAAGCGACATGCAGCGAGAACCAGCGAACAGATAGATGATATCAAGGACGCATGGAGAGAAAGAAGACTCGATGCATACGACAACCGCTGCGACCTATTGATGAAGACGCTCACATATAGCCAGGGACAGACACTCCCAGCATTGGCGAAGAGACAGATAGCCCTACGCAATGCCATAGGCAAGGACGCATCCGTGAAAGAGGTCGAGGCTTTGTTTGCTAAATTCGAGAAGGGCGTGAAAGCACAGAACGAATGGGACACACAGGTATGGGGTAGCTTCAGCAAGGAGCAAATCGCCAACATGAAGGACATCGAAAAGAGCCTCGGAATCAAGAAGGGAAGACCGATGACCTACGAGGAAGCAGACAGGCAGAGCGCAAATCCTCGACATGTAAATGAATACATCGCTGATGCAAGTTCAAGAATAAAGATTCGAGGAACAAACATTCATGTCAGAAAAAATCCGCTGTATGATGCGGCAAAACACGAGCAATACGGCATAAACTGCCAGACATGCGCACCAGCTTACGCATTGCGAGAATGGGGATTCAATATTTATGCAAAGGGAAACACGAAGGCATTGGGAGACTTATCCAACTATCTCAGCAAGGGCAATAATTGGCTGGAGACATGGACGGAGAAAGACGGATCATCAGTAAGCATAACCAGCTTTAAGGACTACCTAAAAGCGCACCCAAGCTGGAAACACATGACGCAGCAAAGATACCTCCAATACTTCGATGACGTTTGCAAAGAAGAAGGAACATACGAGGTCGGTCTAAGCTGGGAGCCTAGAGGTGGACATTGCACAATCGTAAAACGATTCAGCGATGGAAGCATAAAATACATAGAGCCACAGGAAGACAACTCCGAAGGAAGCGGATTCGAGGAAAAGGACATAAAATACCTTTGCGCAAATATGAGAAAAGACCCAATATTGAAAGATGGAGCAATAAAGGTCAGCGACAAATTGCTGAACATGAAATACGTTTCAATCTTTCTTAAATGACGAAATGACATCAAGCGCAATAAAACCGCCAATTTTTGTAATTTCACCATTTGAATCAAGAACGAGAGCGACAGGGAAACCTGTCTTCTCGTTTTTTATGTAGGCAGAGAAACACGAAGCTCCGTCCTTTTCCCCAATTGGAGAAACGGAATAAGCAGAACCAAGGTTCTGGCTAACGAAATCTAATATTTTCTTTGAAACCTGCATAAGCCAATTTTTGCGGCAAATTTACGAAAAAAGAACGAAACACCCAAGTGAAAAAGCGGTTATTTTCCGATTTTAAGGTTAATTCACGTTAAAAAGTGATTACTATATAATCACTTTAACAAAAAAGCCGTAAATTTGCGCCATTACAAATTTGTATAACCAAAACGTAAAATTTATGTTTGAAAAGATTTTAACAGGACTCAAAACCAAATTTCCAGGGGTTGATTCCAAAATTCTAGAGCGGATAGCCAAGAAAAAGGCTGAGACGACAACCACGGAGGACGAAGTGAAAACCGTCGTAGATGGGGTGACCTTCCAATCCATCATAGACAGCGAAGGCGACAGACGAGCGAACGAAGCCCAGAGTTCAGCCGTTAGCAACTATGAGAAGAAGTACAAACTGAAGGATGGCAAGCCTACCGAGCCACCACAGCAAGACCCACCACAGCCGCCTACACCGCCAGCAGGAGTGGAAGACAGCGAGGTGTTGAAGATGCTCAAACAGATCCAGCAGGACAACCAGCAGCTGCGAACCGAAATCAATGGCATGAAAACCAAGGAGCTCGGCAACCAGCGCAAGGATAAGTTCAGCGCATTATTTGAAGGAGCATCCGACAAATTGAAGGAACGCTACATGCGGAACTACGACCGACTCACCTTCAAGGACGACGAAGACTTCAACGGCTGGCTCGACCAGCAAAAGCCGTTCATCGAGAGCGACATCAAGGAGGAGAAGGCGCAGGGTGCCAAGACCACACCACCTGTCGGTGGCAAGCGCAAGCCAGGCGAAGAGGCAGACCCAGCGGTCACCGCTTACCTTAATGCAGAGGCAAGCCGAGAGGCACAGACGGCATCGCCTGTAATCATCGGACTCGCACAACCAGCGCAACAGGCACCACAGCAGTAGCCAAGTTAAACTTTTAAAAGGGAAAAAGCCATGAACAGAATGTTCAAGCACCAGGACGCAGCTCCAGCCGACCCTATCATCTTCGAAACAATCCTCTCGGAGAAGCCAGGAGGTGGACTCGTCAAGAACCCAGAGTTCGATTTGAAGCCAGGTCTCGCAATGGGACAGGACGCAGCAAGTGGACTCTACGTCCCAATCAAGGGATACCGCCTCGTAACAGAGTGCAAAAAAGCTGACACCACTATCAAGATTGCCAAGGGTAGCGGTATCAAGAAGGGAGACGTAATCGCCCACGGCAAGGTGGGTGTCGCCTGCACAGAGGTCGACACCACCACCAGTGACGATTACGATGTTGTAACCGTGACGATGGGCGTGGCAATCGCCCAGGACACCGTCCTCTACCAGGCAGCCAGCGCAGCGGACGGAACTGAAGCAGAGGCTGCACCAATCCACAAGCCAGAATACATTCTCGGCAATTTCATGGGCAACCTTGGCAAGGCTGGAGAGGGTGACTTCGAGGCTCGACTGATTAGAGCAGCAAGCCTTCGCAAGGAGACAGCACCTGTCGCTGCCGAAATCGTGGATTTGATGAAGGGCATCACGCTCGATTAATTAATTAACACAAAGGAGAAAAGAAACAATGGAAGCACCATTATTCGACATTGACATCCCTGGAATGCAGGCAACCGTCAACAAGTTCCAGCCAGGTACAGGTCTTGCATGGGCTACCCTCTTCCCATTGAGATACACCCGAAAGTTCGATATCAAGGGCTTGGAGGGTGACGAGGGAATCCCTGTAGCTGCCGATCGTGTCGCATTCAACACCAAGGCTCCAAAGAAGACACGCCAGAAGGTCGGCACATGGAGCGGTAAGCTCTCCAAGTATTCCGTAAGCCGAGACAAGGACGAAATCGAGATTAACGAATACCTCGATTCACAGACACTCGCAAACTCAGCAACCGAGAACCAGCAGGAAAAGCAGGAACTCGTTAACATGGTTTACGATGACGTTTCATTCGTCCGCAAGGCGATGGACTACAAGGTGGAGCTGGACTGCATGCGCATCGCATCAAGCGGTGTACAGACCTTCCCAGAGAAGATTGAAGGCGACATGGCATCACAGGACATCATCGACTTCAACGTACCGAAGGGCAACTTCATCGGTGTGAACATATCCGAGAAGAAGAGCAAGGACGGAAAGACAATTCTTAAGAAGGGCTACGAGTGGAGCGATGAGGAGAACGCAGACGGACTTCTCGACCTTGCCAACGCCCAGGACATGATAGCAAAGCAGGGACTCACCAAGCCACGCTACGCATTCATGGAGAAAGCGAAGTTCCAGCAGCTGGTAGCACAGAAGAAGACCGCCAAGCGTTTGTACCCACAGGTCAACGACCTGTCCATGATTACAGCGGACATGATCACGCTGGAGAAAATCAACGCCTACAACGCAAGCCCAACCAGAGGCTATCCGCAGATTATCGTCCTCGATACCTACGTAAGCCTCGAGCACAAGGACGGCAGCAAAGAGACCATCAAGCCATGGAACGTGAATGTGGTTACACTTTCACCAACCATCCAGCTCGGCTGGACTTATTACAAGAACGTCCCAATGGTACAGAACACCGCTGCCCTGCAGGTTTATGGCGGTTTCTACAAGGTGACACGCTACAGCGAGGTCAACCCACAGACCGAGACCACCATGGCAGAGGCATACGTTCAGCCAGGACTCATCAACCGCAAGTCTCTCGTCTTCTTCAACACCGCAAACCAGACCTGGGCGAACGGAGAGGCGAGCGCATAACAACGTTTTATAAACAAGCAGCATGAAGACAAGCAACGCAATTAAAGCAATGAGCAGCTACCCGATACCTGCAGCGACGATTGAGAACATCATCGATGAAGCTGGGCTGGATGCAGATGCTGACATCACCAGGGAGGTGCGAGCAAGCAACGAGTTCAAGAAGGCGAAAGCCCTCACATACGCCTTTCTTGCCGAAGCTCCGAACATCACCCAGGGAGGAATCAGCTACACATTCAACGAGGACGAACGCTCACGCTTTGCCAAGAAATCGAACAGCCTGCTAGCAGAGCTGGGAGAGGACGAAGCAGGAACAGATATCCCATGCGGCTACATCGGGGAGGACTTCTGATGATTATACAGAACGGCTTTCTTTTTACTTACGATAGCACTGGAGGGGGAATGCTTCACGGCATCCCCCAAAAGGTGGAAACCAAGCTGAGCGACAAGGGCATCCCTTGCAATATCGTAAAAAACAAGAGCGACCACCAAGGCACGTACCAGGACGGCAAATTCAGACAATTTGCAGCCAAGGTATTAATCGAACCGCAGGACTTCACCGCCAAAAGAGTGAAGCTAACCGACAACCGAGGCGTGGATCTCGGAGAGTTTGAAGTGCAGGACATCACCTACCTCGAAGCAGTAGAAGCATTGCAGATCACCGTCTAAAAGATTTCACCATGCCAATAAAACCCAACTTCACGCAAGCAGACATCCGAGCAAGGATGAACGCCATGATAGAGAACAGGAAGCAAGCCATCATCGCCCAGCTTTTCTACATTGGGGAGGAATGCCTGACCCAAGCAAGGAGCGGGCACAAGTACTTGAACCAGACAGGCAACCTATGCAGCTCTATCGGCTACTGCGTCCTCGTGGATGGCGAAATAGTACACGAGGGAGAATGGAAAGCCGTGAATGGAGGCAAGGGCGACGGAACAGAGGGAAAGAAACAAGGCGTAGCTTTTCTTCATGAACTTGCGGCAAAGCAGACAACACAAGGCATTGTTTTTCTGATGGTAGCAGGAATGCCATACGCCCAATACGTCGAAGCCATGAGCCTCGACGTTCTCGATACGAGCGAGCAGATGGCAGAACGCAAAATCAAGGCAATGCTTAACCGATTATTCAAAACGAAGTGACAATGGCAAGCAAAGGAACGACAACAATAGAAATGGACATGTACGCAGCCCTTGAAGAGCTGATGGGACGTACGATAAAAGGAACATTCTACCCCAGCGAGCTGCGACCTATCGAAGCCAAGACCGAAGACGCAGTCCTTACATGTTCAAATGCCACAGCAGGACAGATCCAGGAAGGCAGGGCTAGGCTCAACATATACGTCCCCGACATCAATAACGGAGGAGCAAGCCTGGTACCCGACAAAGCCAGACTGATGGAGCTGGAGGCAATCGACGAACAGGTGCTGCAGACCCTTAATGATTCCTGCACCGCCTACATCTTCGACAAGTTCCAGGCAACGGCTACCATTGCGGTACCAGAGAGGAACGAGCACTTCGTTAACATCGGGATTCATTTTAGATTAGCAACATTTTCATAAACAAGGAGAACAAGCACATGGCAGATTCAAAGAAAATCATCATGGCATGGGGCAAGTGCAAGGTCGAGATTGGCGACACAGGAGAGAACGATGCATTCGCAACTACACTCTTCAACGTCGGCACCATCAAAGACCAGACAACGACCCTCACGTCCAACGATGGCGACCAGCTGCAGATGAAGGCAACAGGAGGCGAAGTCGTGGCGCAGGAAGACCTCGAAGGAACACTCGAGGTAGAGACTACCGTCATCGAGCCAACTGCGGAGCTTTACGAGAAGCTGGGCATTGCAGACAAGGACGCTGATGGCGAACAGAAGGTCAAGACCCACATTGTGCCAGGAGACAAATCGATTAAGATTACCCCACACAACAAGGGAGCGAGAGGCATCAAGGCTCCGCTCTGCCGCATCAAGGTAGCACCAGCGATGGACGAGCAGAATGGTAACGCCATCAAGATCACCGCTTCAATCTTCAAGACAACAGGCGTACCAGATACACCAGGATCGGATGAAACCCAAGCAGTTGACAACAACTATTGGTACTCCCGTTTCACAACCAAAGAGGCTTTGAAATAACCCATAATTTCATCCAAGAGCAGGAGGAAGCGACAGAGCCACCCTCCTGCTCTTTCACTTTAATCGCATGGAAGAACAGAAAACATTAGAACAGCAGGTGGTCGATACCATCCTCCAGCGCAAGACGACATCCCTGGAGATAGACGGACGCACCTATGAGATACCAGCACCGACACCAGCGACCATAATGCTGGTGAGCGAGGAAACCTCGAAGATGCCGTTAATAAACAAAGAGACGAAGAGCATCTTCCTCGAGACCCTCAGAACCGCCAGGGACTGCAAAGCCATCGGACGCATTGCCGCCATATTGGTGCTCGGAGCAAAACGCATAAGAGAAAACCACCAGGTCGTGATTTCAGAGACGAAGAAATGGAACTGGCGACGTTTCCGATTCACCAAGCACCAGGAGACTATGAGCGAGCTGGACTTTGTAGCAATGCGCATCATGGAGGACATCACGCCAGCAACGCTGAACGAGACCATCACCAAGCGACTCATGGAGATGCAGCTGGGTGATTTTTTCGGGCTTACCACTTCCCTATCCGAAATAAACACGCTGGCGAGAACCAAGGAAGTGGAACAGACAGCCCCTGGTCAATAATCATCGGCTGGGCGAAGAACATAGGAGCCACACCAGAGGAGATCATATACGATTACAGCTACGCCAACCTTTCGCTTTATTCAGCAGCGACACCGCAGTTTGATGATGAGCAACCACCAAAATGGGATGCGAAACTCGACGCAAACAATCCCGAAAATTTCACAGATAACGAAGACGAAGAGGAAGTCTTCGTAAAGGAGTATTAAAATGGCAGATTTCGACAACGGAAGAGAAGGATTCTCGATAGGCATAGACGATTCACAGCTCCAATCGGACGCTGAGAAGGTGGTGAAGCAGTTCGACAACATCGGAAGGCGAGCCACGCAAGCTGGACAGAAGATAGACTCAGCATTCGATGGGGTCAGCACAGAAGCCCTGCAGCAAGAGACGAAGGCAGCGGAAGACAAAATCCACGACCTCGGCAACGCTACCAAGAGCGAGACCGAGAAGATGGACGCAAGCCTCAAAAAGATTGCTGCAGGAATCGGTGCGTACTTTTCAATCCAGCAGCTAACCCAATTCGAGAGCAAGGTCATCAGCATAAGAAGCGAGATGGAAAGCCTGCAGACCTCCTTCAAGACCCTGGCAGGAGAACAGATCGGTGGCGAGCTTTTCGAGCAGATAAAGGAATACGAGCTGCGCACCCCAATGATTATGCAAGACCTCGCATCAGGAGCGCAGACAATGCTCGCCTTCAACATTCCTGCCCAGGACGTTATGCAGCACTTGAAAGCCATTGGCGACATTTCCATGGGAGACAGCGAGAAGTTCAAGAGCCTCACCCTTGCCTTCTCCCAGATGAGCGCAACAGGCAAGCTCATGGGACAGGACTTATTGCAGATGATTAATGCAGGCTTCAACCCATTGCAGGTGATTAGCGAGCAGACAGGCAAGAGCATCGGACAGCTGAAGGAGGAAATGGAGAAAGGCGCAATCACCACCAAGATGGTGCAGGATGCGTTTCACGCAGCAGCCAGCGAGGGAGGTCAGTTCAACGGAATGCTCGAAGCACAGAGCAAGACATTGAAGGGAGCGATATCCAACCTTGAAGGAGCCTGGCAGTACATGCTCAACGACATAGGCGAAGCCCAGGAAGGACTCATCGTAGGCAGCATCGACATGACACAGAAGATAATCGCAAACTACCAGCAGGTAGGACAGATTATCATGGGATTGATTACCACATACGGAATCTACAAGGCAGCGGTGGTAACCGCTATTGCAGCCGAGAAGCTACACATCGAGACGCTGACCATCGCCAAGGTACGAATTGCCGTCGTAGATAAGGTGCAAGCCGCCCTCAACGCAACGATGCTCGCCAACCCATACGTAGCAGCAGCCACCGCCCTCGGTGTATTGGTTGGAGTATTGGTAGCCTGCCACGACAGCACCACGGCAGAGGAAAAGGCACAAGCCGCCCTCAACGAGACGATGGAAACCGCAAAGCAGAAGCAGCAGGAATACAACGATGAGACAGACAGAGCTATCGAGCGAGCACAGCAGGACGAGGATGCAACCCACGGACGCAAGAAGGCGATGGATCTGCTTATTCAGAGATATCCAGACATCATCAAGAAATACATAGACGAAGAAGGACACCTCCGCAACATACTAAAACTAAAACAAGAGATTGCAGCACAGGATGGACTTAACAGAGTGCGGAGCCTTCAGACAGACAAGAATGACGCAGACAGAGCCACACGAGCCTTCAAGCTGGAACAGCAGGCAAGAAACAAGGCTGTCAGCGCAGGAATGGGAGCCAGCCAATACAGGCAGTTCTTAACAGGCTCGCAGCAAGCCGAAGTGGACTGGGCGAATAAATGGTACAAACAAAAGACGAACCAACCATGGTACCGAGGAGCCACCATCGAGGAACAAATCAAGTTCTCGAAGGATTACAGCGTCGGAGCCAACAAGAACGTCGCCAGGGAGCTGACTTCGCAGAATGCGGACAAATTCGCTGCAACATTCAAGGACATGACAAAGCAGCAGCTGCAGCAGGTCATTAACACGCTCACCAAAGGCAAGAGGACAGGCAAGAACGTCCGCTTCAACTTGAAGGGTCTCGGCAACTACGCATACAGCCAGAACGATATCCTGTCCATGCTTACCAAGGCACAGGGAATCGCAGCAGCAAGAACCAGGTCGAAGACCACCTACAATAAATCGGATTGGGAGAAGCAGCAGAAGGAGGCGCAAGCCAAGCTCGACCAGATGGCAGACAGCCAGAAGGGAAGCAAGGAGTGGAACCAGCAGGTCTCGCTCGTTAAGGAAGCACAAGACCACATCGCCAGCAGAACCGTCTCCACGCACCAATCGAGAACCACGGCAGCGCATAAGCAGCAGACACAAGCCGAGAAAGCAGCCGAGGAGCAAGCCAAGGCTAACGAGAAGACGGCAGAGGAAACCTACAGATACAGCCAGCAGCAGGAACAGCAGCAGAAAGCCAACCAGCTACTCCAGGCACAAGCCATCGTGGATGCCATGCAGGAGGGAGAGGCGAAGAAGCTCGCCCAGCTCGACCTCAACTACAAGAAAGAGAAAGAAGCCATCGACAAGGAGGAACAATCGCTCCTCCAGGCAAAGATAGACCATGCGAAGAACCTATGGGATGCAGATCCAAAGCATGAGAAGCAGGGCTTCTATGCAACAGGACAGCAAAAGGCTATCAAGCTAACCGATGAGGAAAAGGCTGGCATCACCGCAAAGAAACAATCGCTGGACGCTACAACAACCCAGCAGAGAAGCGAACTCATCAAGGCATTGCTCGATAAATACGATGACGAGAACGAGAAGGCTGAGAAGACACGCAAGGCTATCACGGACGACATCGCCCAGCTTACAAAGCTGAGAGATGAAGCCGAGAAGCTGGGACAGAACGATATCGCCAAGAACTATGAGCATAAGAGACAGCAGGCAGCGCAAGCCCTGGAGGAGAACATACAAAGCGTTTACCTCGAGGAGCTGAAAAAATCCATTGATTGGGATGCAGTATTCAACAACCTCGACCGACAGACCACCGAACAGCTGAAGGCAACGAGAGACAAGCTCTCCTCATACAAGAACAGCAAGGAATACCAGCAGGCGACACCAGAAAACAAGAAGGTGGTCTCCACGGCAATAGACCAGCTCAACGATGCCATCATCAAGGGGAACGGAATATTCGGAAACCTGGCAGAGAACTGCAAGGCATACGAGGAAGCCAGCGAGCGATACACCACCGCCCTGCAAGAGCTGAACATCGCCCTATCGGAGTTTGATGACATCGAGGACAGCGACGCACCAGAAGAGGCGAAGGAGGCTGCGAAAAAGAAGGTTGAGGCTGCGCAGAAGAAGGCAGACGATGCAAAGAAAGACAAGGACACCAGCAAGGTGAACCGAGACAAGAGCTTCGACACCACGACGGACAACCTCATCCAGCTATCGCAGGCAATAACCCAGCTGGGCAGCACAAGCGAGATGAGCCTTTCAGAACTTGGCAACGTCGCCAGCAATGTAGCAAACGTATTCGGAGAGGCAGGCTCGAAGATAGGAGGCATCATCGGTGCCATCCTTTCATTGCTTGATGCAATACAGAAGCAGGGACTCTTCAAGTTCGTGGGCAACGTTTTTCAATCGGCATTCGGAGCGGTCGGTGGAGTTTTCCGCAGCCTTACAGGAAGCAAGCTATTCGGTACCGACACAAGCATCGAGGACACCATCAACGACCTGACCCAATCCAACCAAGACCTGGAATCAGCCGTAACAAGGCTGACTGAGGTCATGAAAGACAAGGCAGGACAGGAAGCAACCGACACCTACCAGCGAGCAAAGAAGAACCTCGAAGATGCCACCGCCAACAAGCAGCAGATCCTGCGAGATACAGGTGGCGCATACAAGAACGGATTCATCGGAATAGGAGGCAAGGGGTCATCCAATAAGCATATAAACGATGCAATGAGCTCCGCTGATTGGCAACGAATCAGCCAAATCACAGGAAAGAACGTCAGATCAGCCTCGGACTTCTGGAACCTTACAAGCGAACAGATGGCGAAGGTGGCAGACGAAGCGACAGACCTGTGGTCTAAGATTAAGAATGCCAGCAACGACGGCTACAAGAGCAACGCCAGCAACATGGATGAGTACATCGAGTATTACAAGAAGCTCATCGACTTGCAGAACGACTACAACGAGGCAGTGACGAACCTATCCTTCGACAACACCAGGGACGGATTGAAAGAGCTGCTGAGTGACACCACCAAGGGCGTGAAGGATGCAACCAAGAAGGTCAAGGAGTACATGGAAGAAGCAGTTCTTACATACATCACCAAGACCACACTCGCCAAGGATATGCAGGAATGGTACACGCAGTTTGCAAGCGCAATGGCAGACGGCAAGCTCGACCAAAGCGAAAAAACTGACCTCCAAAAGAAATACGAGGAAGCATACCGAAAGGGAGAGCAGGCAAGAGACAACGCCTACGCTGCCGCAGGAATCGACCCAAAGGAAGACTACACGCAGAGCAGCACAAGCGCAACTCTCAGCGGTGCGACGCAAGACCAGCAGGACGAGACAAACGGCAGACTTACCAGCATACAGAACAGCCTGTCCATTGTTGCAGATGCCGTCCAGCAGCAAGTGGAGAACAACGCCATCATTGCAAACAGCGCAGCCATTATCCGCAGCAACATGGACGACATGATGGAGATGCAGATCCAAGCCGTCGGGTACCTGGAGAAGATAGAGCGACACACCAGCGAGCTGCCATCGATGAACCAGAAGCTGGAGAAGATAAGAAAGAACACAGAAAAGTTATAAGGAGACAGAGGCATGAACAGAAAAGGCGAACTTTTCATCAACGACATGGACGCATTCGGCATGTGGGGCGTTTGCTTAAGCGACTCCTCCCTTTGCTCCCTGGTAGAGCCAGAGCCGCTGAAGGATGCGGTCAGCAACAAATCCTCCACAGAGGACGGAAAGCAGATACGCAAGGAGGCGAAGCCAAAGGTGGACGAACGTGATATCACACTATTCGTCCAGCTTTACGCAACCAGCAGGGACGACATGTTCAATAAGCTCATCGCATTCAAGAAGGAATTGAAGAAGCGACGCATCAACATCAGAACCAAGTACGAGAAGGACGTGGTGTACAGGTGCGATTACAAGAGCTGTAAACAATTCAAATCATATTTCAAGGGTATGGCGACATTCAGCCTCACGCTGAACGAACCGAACCCAGCAAACAGAGGAACCAAGGATTCGGACAATTATGAAGATACAACTTTATAACAGGGCGCAAGCCAAGGCATATACCATCCATGTAGGAAGCGGGAGCACGTATACATGGAAGAAGCAGGAGGAGGAGTTCATCACCGTGAACTTCTCCAGCGATTCCGTCCTGGCATTGAAGAAGGGATTCTATACCAACATCGAAAGTCTCGGACGATTCGAGGTCGTGAACTTGCCGACACCAACCAAGGCTAGCAAGAACATCGGCTACGATTACGAGCTGCGCCTAGACCGTCCATGGTATAAATTCAAGAACCGCATCATCTTCTTTAGAAGAGGGATCGTGAACGGAAAAGAAGCCAAATGGAGCCTCACGGACACCCTGCAGGCGCATGCAGGTATTCTGACGGACAACCTAGCCAACATCGGCTACACCTACGCAGGGAAGGAATACATCGTTTATATCCACGATGACGTAGAGAAGAGGAACGAGGCGAAGCTGATAGCATACGAGAGCACCACCCTGCTATCGGCACTCGACAAGATAGCCGAAGCGTTCGACACAGAATGGTGGATAACCGAGAATACAATCCATTTCGGCAGATGCGAGCAGGGAGAGCAGACAATAACGCTGGAGCAGGGCAAGGAGCTGAACGGACTGAGCAGAAGCGAGGACAGCGAGGAGCATGGTACTCGCCTCTACGCATTCGGCTCAAGCCGCAACCTCAACCAGAACTACAGGCGTAAGCTGAAGAACCCATTCACGATAGACGGATTCCATAGACTATACGGCACAAAGGTAAGATTCACAACCAACAAACCGAAGAAATTCTACAGCGAAAAGAGACGCATCAAGATAACCAGCAACAGCAAGTACGAAGGGCAGACGTTCACATTCAAGGTCGTAAGCGGTTCATACACCAACCCAGCAGCAGGACAGACGGTGTCCTGGAATAACCCAGTCTTCGAGATTGAGGTGGGCAGCATGGTAGATGCAATCGGATTTCAGAACGGAACAGGCGTTCAGTTCATCATCGGAGACGAAACAGGTGGACAGACAGAGGACAGCAAGACTACGATGGTGAAGGTGGAGCGAGACAGCTACCCTATTTTCAGTTTCAATGACTTGCAGCTTCAGAAGAAAGCAATCACCCCAAACACCAGGGTGACGCTGGCAGACAAGACGGAGACAGGTATCGAGTTCATCGGCATAGCCTCCGACGGAACAGATAGCGTGAACGACGGCAGGGACTGCTACGCATTGGCAGACAAGACCAAGCAGCTGGCAGGAAGCAGCCAGCAGGTCACCCTCTCCCATCTTGCTATGGCATACGTCAGCAAGCTCTACACGGAGCCGATAGACGGACAGAGCGAGGTAGCGATACAAGGCGTCAGCGACACCATCCTCCAGCTGCCAATCGGCACGCCATATATTGACAGCGACAAGAACCTGGATCCAGACGACATCACGGAAATCGTTAAGACATACGAGGACATCTACCCAAGGGCACTGCTTACCATTACGGAGGTCACTGAGATAGCAGCCAAGACCACCGACACGGACACAGGCAACGTGACCTATTGGACAGCATACCGATTTAAGGCAAAGCTCCAGGACGGCTCACCTTTCGTTTTCGACAGCATCTACGAGACGCAGGAAGATAACAAGCCGCTGAGCATCCATTTCGAGAGCGGTAAGCTGAACGGCATGGACTTCGAGGTTCACTTCAACCCAGACGCAGACACCGACGACAACCAGCTCTTCGAGATTACGAGGAACGACACCTATACCCTCGAACTGCCAAACGAGACGATGAAGCCAGCGGTCGGGGACACGCTCTACATGTACAACATGGACATTACATTCATCGATGACGAATTGGTGGAGGCTGCGGAAAATGAGCTGAAGGCAGAAGCTGAGAAGGACATGCAGAAGATGAAGGTGGACAACGGCACCTACACAGGAACGAAGAATCCCGTCCTTTTCGGACAGAAGAGAATCAAGCTGACATACGGAAGCAAGGTGAAGCTCATCGCACCAGAATACTTCAGATCAGAAGACCACGCAATGGAGAGCCGCATCATCGGATGGGAGCTGAACCTTGAAGACCTCACCCAGGGAGAGCTGACTATCGGAGAGAGCAAGACAGCGAGCAGAAGCGACACCATCGCAGAGACGATAAGTGAAATCGTTTACAAGAATGAGCAGATACAAAACCAGCAAGAACTGCAACTTTCTAAAATCAGAAGCCTCATAGACACCATCGTCGGAAAAAGATTTCTCTCCAAGCTCGTAGATGATACCGCAGAGGGAATTATAACCTTCCTGCAAGGAATCAAGCTCGGCAAAGGGGGTGAATATTCCATAGAGGGCAACGGAAAGGCAAGCCTCCGTGAAGTTTTCGCCAACGCAATAAAGGCAGCGAAGACCATCAGCGTAGGCAATAATTTCTATTTTGATGCTGATGGAGATTTCAAGTTTAACAAGGAAGGAAATATCCTCGCTCACTCCATCTCTTCTGATGGGGCAAGCGAGGAGAACGGAAAGGGGTTTACCATATTACAGAAGGATCCTCTTACCAACACCTACAAGCTTTGCATCGATGAGGTTATCGCTTACACCGTGGCTACGGTAGGTAAGCTCTTCGTGAACGGAAATTCCCGATTCGGAGGAGAATTATCAAGCAAGCAGTTTATTTCCGGATTTCTTGGAGGTTTGGGCTGGGGTATCTACAATACGCCAGTTACCAATGCCGCAGGAGTACAGGAAAACAAGTGGACGGGAGAGTTTGATAATGTCATCGTTCGAGGATCGCTCAGAGTCTTCGAGATGATTATCTCCCAGCTTCTCGGCGAGAACGACAACCGTATCTTCACCGGAATGATGGAGGTTGACCACTATGATGCAGAGAGTGGCAGGGTGTATCTCAACACACAGGACGGCAAGCTCTACAACCCTTTCCGCCGTAATGACATCATTATGGTGCAGCAGTTCAATGGTATGCCCAATAGCAGTAACGACTACTATGTAACAAAGAACTATGAGCTGCTGATTACGGATGCCGGATGCGGCAGTCTGGAGGATGGCGACAAGCGATTGGACTGGGTGACGTTTACCAACTTCACCTCTTCGATGGAGGGCGCCACAGCCGAGTCTCTCATCAAGAAGAAGGATACCTTCGTGAGAGTGGATAACCTCAGCGACTCACAGCGCAAGGGTATCATGCAGATTATCACTGTTGGTACGGCAGCACCATATCTTGATATATTATACGGTATGAAAACCGACCCAGAGGACTGTCTGAAGGGAAGGCTCGGCAACCTGGAGGGAATACATCACCGAACATTCGGTGATCTTACAGGATTTGGAGAATTGCTGCAGAACCTCTATGCAACAGGCGATCTCGTACTGCGACGCACAGGCGAGAGCATCGATACAAAATTTCAGATGCTGCAAAATCAGTTTGCAACACGTTTTGCCCAGACAACATACGAGCTGACAAACGATGAAAACTACATCCATAACGGTACGTTCCTGGCAGCAACAGGTGCAGATTCGGGCAGCCTAATAATAGACGGTTGGGAGATTGACGAGACAGACGAATCGGCAATCTGGATTTGCGAAGGAATGCCCGTCATGGTTAACGGTCAAGTTACTACAAGCGGAAACAGGCGTGTCCTCATCGAGGCAACCGAGGGAAGAAATATGATGCGAATCATCAACTGCGGATTGAAGCAAGCCAATGCCATCATCCGACAGCCAGGAACCCATAAGGAATACAACAAGCCATCCGATACAAAGAACGAGGATGGATTGGGAACAACAGGCGACGGATATACCGATGTGCAGGATACCATTTATATCAGCGCAAGGGTCTATGCTAAGACAGCAGGAACGATGACCATTGGATTCTCGCCCTCAACAGCTGTGGAGGGAAAGAAGAACGATCTGGCTGCGCAGAGTGTCAATATTTCCTATTCTGGAGAATGGCAGTTTATAAAGATGGAAGGCAAGTGGAACGGAAAGGGAGATTTCGTCATCCGATATACAGGCGATATTCTTGTATCATTCCTTTACGTAACAGACAAGCCGTTAGACAACCTACAGAAGACGGTCAGCACCCAGATATTGCAGACGGCAAGCAATATCAAGCTGTTAGGAGAGAACATCGATAAGGTTAATGGCAGGACAACGCAGCTGGGCATAGAACTGGATGCAGAGAAGAAGTCTATTCGCTTGTATGTAGATGAAGAGAATAAGAAGCTGAAGGAAAGTCTTCACTCTGAGATAGCGGTACAGGCTGGTCGAATAGATGCTATCAATACCTGGCAGTCTGAGACGGAGAACAAGATGTCCGGTCTTTCGACGAAGATTGATGAAGTCAAGCTGTTCGTTACAGATGAGGATAAGAAACTGAAAAAATCGCTCGAATCTCAAATCAGCCTGAACAAGGAAGAAATCATGGCAGAAGTCGGCAAGGCTGCTACTAAGGAAGAACTGACAGCTGCTAAAAATTCTCTCAGTAGTGAGATGGACAGCAATGACGAGCAAGTCAGAAAATACATTGACGGTATAGATTCTGACATTCGTAGCGACTACGGAACGACAGTCAGCTTAGTCAAACAAAAGGCAGACTCCTGGAGTGTTGCTGCAGGAGCATTCTATTCCGATGGAACGCTACGTGAATGCGGTGGCTTATCCGTATCGACGTATTTCACAAATCTCTTCAACAAGAAGATTACCCTCGATGCGAGCGGAAACGTCAAGAACATCAGCAAGTCTGGGTTACTCGTCACAGCAGACAAGACAGCATTGGAGACGAAAATTAGCAACGTGGACGGCAAGATTATCAGTTCAGCTACCATTGAGACGATGATATCGAACGGTATTTCCGAAGCAAGCATCAGAGCAGATCAGATTTCTCTCGAAGGTGTTGTTACTGCAAACAACTACTTCAAAATCAATACCGACGGTTCCATGCAAGCGAGTGCTGGACAGATAGCAGGTATGAAGATTGAAGGCGAAGGCTTGACAAATCAGGGATTCGACAACGATGCCTACATCATCCTGCGTAATGATAGTCATAAAGTGTTTGCGGGCATCGGCGGAAATGTTCTTCCTGCATCAACAGGTACGAGAGCTGTTGCAAGATTCACGAACGAAGAGAGTTCAAAATACTTCGGTGATGTGAACTATTCCGTAGTTTGCGGAGCAAAGGGAGCGGTTACCAATGTGGCACTAGACATGACGCTAGGAGGATATGTTGCAGGACTGCGAATCAAGACTACCTATATGAGTTCGGGTGGCTCCACTTATGCGACAGCAAAGATCATCGACAAGAATGTGCATTCAGTATTGCTTTCAGGCGCAGGATATTACAAACTGCCGAAGATGGAGAAATGGGACGATGGTTATGTGATTTTTATTAAAAGGATGACAAACTCCGGAGCAGTACATCTCTGTAGCAATGTTTCGGTTACTATAGATGCCGTCACAGCAAAAGACAAAGTAGGCACATCATTTATCTACTATGACAGGGGCTCTGGAACGACAGACCTGGAGATAGGGAGTTTAGGAGATGCAATGATGCTTGTATATCACAGAGACATAAGTTTTACCGTAACGGAGAACAACAAGGAAAAAAAATTCGATGGTGGCTGGATTCAGTATAAGTGTCCAAGAGATTGGTAAAATGTTTAATTCTTAAAAAATAGAAATTATGAAAAGAAATTTTAAGGTAGCCATGAAAGGCTACGATGGCAAAGAGTTAAAGAACGAGAAGGGTGAACCACAGATGATGAGCGACACCATCGGGCTCTACCTTTACGCAGCTGGTAGCAAGAAACCTCTCGAACCTGCAGACAAGATGAGAGCGTATAGAATATGCGTCCAGCTACAGGAGCATCCAGAAGAGGTTGAGTTGGAGGCAGAGGATATGGCTCTCATCAAGGAGACAATCAACGATGCGCTTGTAGCAGGTGCGTACGGTCAGATTGTGCAGGTTTTGGAAAAGGAAGTCTAACACCAACAAACAAGGAGGTTTTATGTTAGAGCAGAAGACAACAACAAACGAGGAGTTCGAAGCCTTATGCGCTGCCCTCCTGCCGAAATTCAACGAGTACTTGATGCGACACAGCAAGAACATCTTCTCTTGCGAATTGGCGACGTCGCTCGACGGCATCAAGACAATGCCAGCCCTTTACGACTTGGACGGAGTGCAGAAGCAGGTCATCGCCCCACTCTCCCTGTTGACGAAGGACGTTGATGCGGAAATTGCAGCATGCAAGAAAGCTACGAAAGAAGCCACCACAGCAGCAGCGAAAGCCAACGACGCAGCTGCCAGCGTGACGAAGGCAACAACAGACCTATCAGCAGAACGCAAGAAAGTGGAGGATGCAGTTAACAGTTCGATAACTCAGACAGCTGCGGCAAAAAAGGCAACAGATGACACCTTGGCAAGCAAGGCTGCAATCGAGCAGAACGAGACTGCTCGACAGACAGCAGAGCAAACTCGCCAAACGCAAGAGACGGCAAGGCAAACAGCAGAATCTACCCGAAACAGCAACGAGACAACTCGAAAGAACCAAGAGGCTACGAGAGTGACCCAAGAGAACACTCGGCAATCCAACGAGACCACCCGAAACTCAAACGAGGAAACCCGAAAAAAACAGGAATCCACTCGCCAAAGCCAAGAGGCTGCGAGAGTTGAAGCTGAGAAAAAGAGGGTAACAGCTGAAAACGGAAGGGCATCTGCAGAGACAAGCCGAGTCAACGCTGAGATAAAAAGGAAGGAAGACACCAAGACCGCCATCGCAAACTCCAAGACACAGACAGACCTTGCCAAGGAACTGAATGAGCATCCCCAGATGCAAGGAGAAAATGGCAATTGGTGGAAATGGAACACCGAAACCAAGGAATACGAGGACACAGGAATCATCGCAAGAGGAGGAATGATGTACCCGACTTTCGAGATTTTCGACAACGAGCTGTACGTAACGGACGCAGGATCCAACATCGAGGAGCGCATAGCCCTGGAGGATAACGAACTGATATTGAAACTCTAAAAAAGAACAATATGGAAAAAGTAAAATTAGGTATCGTCGGTTTTACCGACAAGGGCGATTGGGTGAGCGGATACAACTACACCAAGGCGAGCACAGGAGAAACGGTCACAGGCTACAACGTCAACGACCTGGTGCATACCGCCAAGGGCATCTACTGCTCCAAGAAAGCAGGCAACACCTCTAACCCAGATAATGATTCTGTGAATTGGAAGGCATGGATCGACCTCAAGCAGTACATGACCGCACAGGCTAACGAGACCGACCGACAGAATGCAGAAGCAGCGAGAGCCAAGGCAGAGGAAAGCCGCAAGGCTGCGGAATCCAACAGAGCTGATGCGGAAACCAAGCGCACGCAGACCGAAACCGACCGAAGCACCCACGAATCACAGCGAGAGGAGGCTGAGACGCAGCGCAAGGCTAACGACACGCAGCGCACGGCAGACTACCAGGCTATCTATGACGGATTGCAAGCCAAGAGTGCGGAAATTGACCGCCTGCTGGCTTCACTCCAGCAGCAGGGCAGCATAGCACCAATGTCTGGCATTCCTGCCCGTATAGCCACCGTTGAGGAGGTGACGGTGCTTGCAGGAGCCACCATCAACGTAGCCCCTACGGATGTGCAGCCTTCTACAGCCAACCGCTCGATGATCTACCAGATATACAGCGGAGATGCGCTGGTGGATGCGGCAGGCAACGTGAAGACTTCCACGGCAGGAGATATTATCGTGAAGGTTATCCCTACCCTGTCATCGGGTGCAGCAAGAATCGTCACCATCCACGCCAAGGAAGCGGAAGCACTCACAGATGAGAGCGGAAACGCCATCACCGACGAGAACGAAACAGAAATTACATGTTAAACTAAAAAAATAAAGAAATGACGAAATTCACAGATTACCCAAAGGTTTCTCTCCTCGAAGGAACGGAAACCTTCCTCGTGGCTCAGAACGGAGCCATCAAGCAGTGTAGCATCGCAGACATTGCTGCGGCAGCACCAAACAGCGCAGGAGTCTATCCAGACGTTCCGCTGAACCGAATCACAATCAAGCGATTCAGCGCACAGACAAGCGGTACGGTGGTGGCAACCGACAACCTGGAGATGATGAACCGCATCTTCTCCCTGTTCTTCCCTTGCCTCATCAACCGCAACAGCCAGATCGTGGCGTACCTTAATGGCAATGATACAACGAAGACCATCGACGGACTCGCAGCAACGCTCGATGACTATTCAATGCCGTGCATGGTACGCATTGGCGGTTACTACCGCAAGTACGAGTACGATGCCGTAACCAACACCAAGATTGAGAAGTACAGCGTTCTTCCTGTAAAGGGCTACAAGTATATCCGTCGTAGATTCTTCCCTATGTACGCAGGCGAAGTGGAGGAACAGGGAGGCAAGAAGATTCTCACCTCGAACGCAGGAAAGTGGAGCACGCAGAACTTGAACATCCAGAAGTTCCACGAGTATGCCAAGAACATGGGCGACAACTTCCGAGCCATCGCCATCCAGGACTTCAACGAATACCGCAAGATGTTCTTCATGTGGAAGCGGAGCTACAACAGCCAGGCATTCTACGGCATTACAGGCTTTGATTTGAATAAGTGGAACGCTACCGCTAATACCCAGAGCGGAAAGACCAGCGTAGCGCAGCCATACATCAATGGCGTAACAAAGACCATCAAGGGTATGGAGGGACAGCTTGCAGAACAGACATTCACATACGGGGATGGTTCAACCATCAAGTATAAGCCTTACAAGTTCCTCTGGGCAGAGGGATTCCTTGCAGGTCCATTCTGGATAAGATGTAGCGGTGCGCTGAAGAAGAACCACAAGTGGTATGTAGCGAAGGACATCAACACCTGCGCAAGCTGGGATGCCACCGACGATAACCACAAGTTCATCTGTGATGCCTGCAAAGAGGAAGGCTACATCATGGAGAACTTCGAGGACACCATGTTCCCAACCCAGGTGGGAGGCAGCGACAGCAAGGGCTTGTTTGATTATTATTGGCTCAACAATACAGACGTAACATCCAATTTTATCCCTGTTGTTGTTGGTAGTGCGACTAACGGCTCCTATGTCGGTGTTTCGGCTTTGACCTCGTCCGGCGGTGTGTCGTATTCGTACACGACCGACGGGTCTGCCCTCGCTTCCGATGATCCGACCGACACGACACCCGATGGTACGGTGGTCGTTTAATCGGGAAGCCGAAACCGAGCAGCCGCAGGCTGCGTGAAATCGAAATCGAGCCGTCGGCAAGACGGCTACCCCCACGCCCAGATGGGACTGTAGAGCTTTCGGAGAGCGTGGTGGATAAAGAAAAAGGTACTGCTGAAATCCCTGTTGTTGTTGGTAGTGCGAACAACGGCTCCAATGTCGGTGTTTCGGCTTTGAACTCGAACAACGATGTGTCGAATTCGAACACGAACAACGGGTCTGCCCTAACTCCCTAAGCAGATTGTAGCAAGACGGAAAAGAAATTGCATCAAGAGAAATCGGAATGCACCAAGTCGGCATCGAGAATGCCGTAACTTCTTTCTTGGCGGTTAAGGAACCGCCGCAGACAGCAGATACCACACTAATTGCTGGCAAACCGCCAGCCGCCACCTCAACCAAAAGCACAAGAGGGGCGAGTGAAACAAGCTACACAAACGGTTGGTTAGTAGCGGATGGAAGCATTTGTACGCACAGCACGAAAATCACCCGTCAGAGAAGGAAGCGACCAAAAGCACCTTCAAAGGAAACATAGGAAAAGAGGAGTTAACGAAACAAGAAGAGGAAAGATGAAAAGAACAATCATACGGTACGAAGACTTAGTGAGCTTCAATTCCTTGTTCAACGCATGGATCAAGATTAGCACAGGCGACGGAAAGGGAGAAAGGAAGGACGTGATAGAATACGCACCGAATCGGGATGAGAACCTGCGGAAGTTACAAGCCAAGCTGATTGCAGGGACGTGGAAGCCAGACAAGGGGCGCACATTTATGCTTTTTTACGGAAGGCAAGTGGAGGGAGATTCACGTGGTCGATGTAGAGACACGAATCGTTTATCAAGCATTGGTAACGGAATTCAAAATCAAGCGGCTATTCGTGAACCGAACATTCGGTGCGATAAAAGGCAGAGGGACACTCAAGGCAAACAAGCAAGTTAGAAGAGACCTCCACCGACACCCAGAGCTTGATTATTGCATAAAGACGGACTTCCACCATTTCTACCCTTCCATCAAGAAGCAATTGCTGAAGGAAAAGATAAGGCGCAAGTACAAGGGAGAGCGAGCCATCCAGCTGATGGAGGCGTGCATCGACGCATACCTGCCCGAATCAGAGGAAGGAATATCCATCGGAGCGGTCACCAGCCAAGACAACGGCAACCTCTACCTCACGGACATGGACAGGTACATCCTGGGCGATCTGAAGATGCCCTGCCTGGCAAGAAACGTGGACGATACCGTGATTCTGTGCAACAAGCAGGATGCCCCTAGAGTTATCGAAGGATTGAAACAGAAAGCCGCTGAACTCGGATTGCAATACGGCAAGATAGCCCTGTTCCCGATAGGCAGCCGACGCATCGACTTCTGCGGATGGGCTGTGAACCGAGAGAGCAACCGAGTGAGGAAATCTACCGTGGTGAGATACAAGAAAAGGCTCAGAGCCATGACCAAGCATCCTCTTCGCATTCACAAGCAAATGAGCGTAATCGCCAGCTACAACGGAATATTGAAGTTTGGTGATGCGTATATGTTAAACAAAAAATTAAGAAAGGATTATTATGAAGTTTTTAGTAGAATCAACAGATACTCCGCACACAAACGGAGTGAGAACAGAAAAGCTCCCATTGCCTAACCCAGGCACAGACGAGTATCGCAGATATTGGAACGAGCACGAGGTGACACGCCAGCAGACCGAAAGCGATGCCGAGGCAGCAGACGGAAGCACAAGAACCGTAGAGGTAACAGAGCTTACAGCATCATTCGTGGCAGCATCCTGCGAGCATGAGCCAACCATCGAGGAATGGAAGCAGTGTCTTAAAGACGCAGGCTACACCGATGGACAGATTAACGAAATCCTGGGAGACGATGCCGAAGGTTAGCAGTTTAGGAATTAAGTGGAAAGGTGGGTTCAAAGGTAGCTACATACCTGTTTCTGAACTCATCGACCGCAAGATTGTGGTGAACATCACGAACTACGAGGTGCGCCCATCTTGCATGCACGGAAGCCAGATGTGCATGACACAAATCGAAATCAGCGGAAGACCGATGGTCACTTGGCACGGAAGCCAAAACCTAATTAACTTCTTCAATGATTGCAGGACACAGGAACAAAGCGGAACGCAATGCTTCCCGATAGAAGACTGCATCTTCACGCAAGGAGATGATGGAGGCTACTACCTCGCTGACGCAGACAACACCTGCACAAGGCTCACGGCAGAAGAAATCAAAGATTTATCAAATTGCCGTCGAAGGGGAAATTACTCCCAACAACGGAACAACAGGTTCAACAATTAAGGAGATACAAAATGAAAAGAGTTTTTGAACAGGTGCAGAATTTGCTCATGGGCATAGAGAAGGACAAACACCTTCACTTTGAGTGCAGCTTTATGATTGCCTACATCATCGCCTGGATTTGCAAGGAATTTGGGATGAACCAATGGGACACGGCATTCACGGCTGCAGGGGGCGCATTTGCAATCGGGCTTTTGAAAGAGGTGCTAATCGATTTCATTATCAGAGGCGAGCAGGTCGACGCAAAGGATTTGGCTGCGGACTTAGCAGGAAGCCTCCTCGGTGCCATCATTTGCGCATAAGGAGAAAACGACATGAACCCAGACATTTTGCAAGCCATCGCCACAGGATTGGTGACAATTCTCGGATTCTTTATGTTCTACGACAGCAAGAAGCGAACCGAGGCTGCGAAGGCATCGCAGGAGGAAGCCAAGGCAACGGCTCAATACGCAAGCGGATGGAAAGACCTCTGCGAGCGAAAGGACAGCGAGCTGAAAGCCAAGAACGAGAAGATAGACAACCTCTACGATGCCCTAAACCAGCACCGAGCAAGCGAGGATAAGCTGAAGGACGAAAACATGGAGCTCCGTCTGCAACTCCAGGAGGCAAGCTGGAACAGATGCATCCGCAACGGATGCGAGCGGAGAAGCCCACCACGCAAGAGGGAACAGGAAGAGGAGAACTACAAAGACAGAACAGACGAAGAAGACGTATGAGACTTACAACATATTTAATGAAACTCATCCAAACCAACAGCGGAGCATCCAGCAAGGCATTCTTTTTGGTAAGCGTGACCATCATCGGATGCCTCCTGCTGTTGACAATAGGATTCGTCCTGCTTTACGAGGTGCTCACCACGAACACCATCCACACCGACCTCATGGGCATTGCTGCAGTAATCGGTGCGATTGGCTCACTTTTCGCAACAGCAGGCATAACAAAAGCATTCGGGGAGAGGAACGAGCCAACCTCCCCAGGTAACAAACAATCCAAAACGGAGGAATAAGCAATGGCAGAAGTAGAGAAATTCGCACCTTTCGTCCTTAAATGGGAAGGAGGTGCCAAGTACACAAACAACAAGCACGACAGAGGTGGAGCAACCAAGTACGGAATCACCATCGCCACCTGGCGTACCGTAGGCTACGACAAAAACGGAGACGGCAAGATAGACGAGAAGGACGTGAAGCTCATCGACGAGGAGGACTTCAAGATGGTGCTCAAGCGCAACTTCTGGGACACCTGGAAGGCAGACAAAATCAAAGACCAGAAGGTGGCAGAGAGCCTTGTCGATTGGGTCTGGAACAGCGGAAAATGGGGAATCATCAAACCGCAGCAGCTCCTGGGAGTGAAGGCAGACGGCATCGTCGGAGCGAAGACCCTGGCAGCGGTCAACAACTACCCGAACCAACGCCAGCTCTTCGAGGCGTTGAAGAACGCACGAAAGGCGTACATAAACAAGCTGATAAAGGCAGACCCGAGCCAGATAGTCTTCAAGAAAGGCTGGCTCAACCGAATCAACGATTTAAAATATGAGGATTAACACCATGACGAAAGAACGAAAGACAAGCATCCTCGCCCTGATCATCATCTGCATTGCATGCCTTTTGGCAGGATGCGCAACGAAGAAAAAGGCAATGACAGATACGGCAACAGAGCAAGAGACAACGAAGGTGGAGCAAGTGAAGGACACCGCCATCACGGAAACCCACGACACCACAAGGATCACCCAGAAGCTGGTACCCGTTGAGATTGCGATACCGCCAGCGATGATGGAGCGAACCACCAACGACACCACGTCGGTGCTGGAGACAGACCTGTTCAAATCGACAGCCACATGGTCGAACGGAAAGCTGACGCATACGCTGGAGGTCAAGCCAGGGGCAAATGTCAAAGGACAGACTGCGGTCACGGACACCACCAAGAGCAGCTCGAAGAACACCACATCCAAGAACACGAGGAACTCCTCGTCGGATTCAAAGAACACCCAGAAGGACACCCAGCAAACCACCAAGACAACGCAGGCGAGCTGGGACATTTGGCTGGGATCTGGTATAATAATAGGTATAGGAGCAACCATCGCCATCATTTGGATCTGGCGCAAGCGAAAGAAGCCGAAAAACTAGAAAGAGACCTCTTCACCGACAAGGTGGAGGGGTCTCTTTTTTTGATAACTTTCTTTAGCTAAGTAGCTGGCTTTCTGTAACTTATAATAACTATAAAGTTATACAACTTTGCGAAAAATTGATTATCTTTGCATCAGAAAAAGAAAAGGAAACGACCCCCTAACCAAGGGTCATAAAATACAAAAATTATGGCAAGAGCTACATATTACATTAAGGAACAGACAACTTGGAGAGACACCGAGAAAGAAGAAGTTAGAGAAGTTTTCAACTCTACAAGAAAAGCAGAGACCGAGCGATTCTTCAACAGACTCGAAAAGGGAAACGAGAACATCACCGACAGCAGAATGGGATACTTCAAAACTGAGGAGTTCACCATGGCTGGCAAGATGACAACAGAATACTGGATAGAGAAATATTAAAGACAACCAGGGAGGCGCAAGCCTCCCACAACTTAAGCCCTACGGCAGCACGGTAAAGCCGCATTTTATGACAAAGACAGGCGACGCTTTTATATACAAGCACATGACAGGGATTATCGACAACATCATGGAAGGATACCCTGTAGTTCTTACAACCGAGGACGGCACAACCATAACCATCACATACGAGGGTGAGGCAGCAGACAAGCCATTCAAGGTTACACTTAAGAAGAGAGCAACCCGAGTAAAGGCTTTCCTTTCAATTGAGACAATGGAATTCTACCTCGGCAGATTCAACTACACAGACATTAAATTTTAGGGAGGAACAAACAATGAAAAAAGAATTAGCAGACAACATCATAAGCCAGATAAAAAAAGACAAGGCTCAAAAAGCAACCATCACTCTCAAGAGCGGAAAGGAGATAGAGTTCAACCCAACAGACGATGACTGCAGATTGATGAAGCAACCAGACAGCATCTATTCAAGCAGCATCCTCATCATAGAAGGAGAAGGAGGTACGAGTTTTATCGAATGCGAGGAAATAGCAATGATTAATATTTAAGGAGGACAGCGACATGGAAACAGCAATTACAATCACCATCAGCCTCTGCGACGCAAGAGAGGCAAACGACAGAATCTACGACAACCGCTGGCTCACAAGCCAACTCCAACAGACAGCCACGAACCAATGGGAGAGCTGCGAGAGTTACGACACCGAGGATTACGAAGATGGCGACAACCTCTACGAGTTGAAGGAGTCCATCACCGAGACCTTAACAGGACTTGAATACGAGATTTTGAACAATGGGGAATTTTAAAAACACTTAAAGATAGGAGACAAGAATCATGATGAAACAAGAATTTGAGGAAAGAGCAAACTTCAAGATTAGCCTGGAGTGCTACCATTCATTAATTGAACCAGACTACAACGCAAGCAAGCTGGACAAAGACGAATGGGTGAAGGAGTGGAAGAAGAACGGAGGCATTCAAGCTGCCTACGATTGGGAGAAGAAGAGAGCTAACACCTGTCAAAAAGGCAACAAAGCACTTACCGAGGAAAGCATCGAGATGGATGAGAAGCTAGCAGAGCAAACCCACGCTAACATGAGACTCGCAGAATACCTTATCGAGAAAGGAACCCAATACAGCGACAGCGAAATGCTAAACAAGGCAAAGGGAATCCTCGGAGAAAAGGCTTACATCACATATAAGCTGGAGAAGAACATCGAGCTGACCGACGAAGACAAGAAGTTCATCCTCGCCAACTTGAAGTAAGAAGGAAACAGGGGAGTCAACCACTCCCCTACCAAAAGAAAAGGAAATGGTACAGATTGAAGCAAAGACATACGTAAGCGAAGAAATTCTGAAAAATGAATATGACTACACCTACGGAGAGAAGAAAGACCAGAAGGTAGACTTCACGTTCATCAACACCAGAACAGGAAAAGAAAACACGAAGCAGGCAGTTTTTAACTACCGCCACGCTTTGGATCTTGCCAGAGCAAGACGCAACGACGGAAGATACAAGAATTACGAATACGCAATCGGATAAAGAAGGGAACGGCTGGGCTAACCACCAAGCCAAAACACAACAAGAATATGAACAAGAAAAGAAGAACGGCATTAAACGAGCTCCTCAACCAGCTAGAATAGCTTGGAAAGGAGTTCGATTTGAAGGAGACTATCAAGGAGGTGCACAAATGCATCGACATCTACACCCAGGAACGAGACGAACGCAAGGAGGCTGGCACTTGGAAAGAATGGGGAGTTTAATTTTTAAAAAGGAGAACAGAACATGGCAGAACCAAGAAAATACAAGTCAAGCAAGCGAGGCGAAGGACGCACCCAGAAACGAATAGGGGTCGCCATTGACAGCGAGCTGGAGGATTGGCTGAACACCAAGCCAAACAAGAACCGCTACATAAACGAGCTGATACGACAAGACATGACACGCCACAAGCTGATTATTACAACGGCAGGCAAGCCAGAGATTAAACTAATCGAGCCTTAACAGACAGAAGAAAGGGAGAATCCTACACAGGATCCTCCCTTATTTCGTACCGTAGAACACCCAATCGAGAACACGACGATTCGCCTCGTCCACCTTCCGCTGGTCGAAATCGATATAGATATCGGTAACGGAAGAACCGCCATGACCAAGCGCATGAGCGATAACGTCCTTGGGGATATCCAGGGAAGCAGCAATCGTCGCCCAGGAATGTCGAGCCACATAGGAAGACAGCATCGGGAAGGCAGGGCGGAACACCTCCACTTCACGATACACGCCAAGATCATCGGTGCGCCATTCCTTCACGACAGAACCAACAGCCTTCAAGCCACGGCACATTTGCATGGTAAAGGAGGTATAGCGTTTTCGGTTTTCCCCCCAGGAGACGAGCCGACCACATGAGCCGTGATACTTCTCGATGAGAGCAGCAGCCTCTGGCTCCACCTTGATATCATAGAGCCGCCCAGTTTTGGAGCGACGATAGGACAGGCGACCATCGACAATCTGCCCATCTTTCAGAGCCAGCAGGTCAACCAGGTTAATGCCAACAAGACAGAACGAGAGCTTGAAGGCATCGACATACTGCTGCTGCCAGGTCAAACCAGGGAACGAGAACAGAGAGCGAAGAGCCTCCACAGACACAGCTCGTTTCTTGGTCGCCTCCGATTTCACCTTGAAGGAGCGGAACGGATACCAGGAGGTGATACCATTATCGATGGCATCATTGAAGACAGCCCGAACGTTTCGCAGATGAATGGAGCGAGCATTCACAGAAGGACACCCACCCTGCTCGGTACCAAGCCACGCCTCGAACCTGGACAGCCAATCTTTCGTGATGCGCTCGAAGGAGAGAGACTCGGCATGAGAGTCAAACGCAAGCACCTTCTTAACAGTCACCAGGTAGATATCACGAGTTCGAGGAGACCTGCACAGCGAGGCATAGGAGCGGAAACGAGCCAAGAACCGATTATCGACACCAGCATCAGGGCGAAGTTCAGCAGCCACCCGATTCTTCACCTCAACAGCCGACAAGCCAACGAGATCACCAGCAGAGGTCAGATTCAGAATGATTTCAGAGACACGAGCCATCTGCTGAAGCAGAAAGAGATTTGTGGATTCATCGTTCATGGTACCACGCACCTTTTGCGCCTTGGCATCCCACTGAGAAGGAAGCAGACGAATACCAACAGGGAGCTGGGAATGGGAACGCTGACGGCAGAAATCGAACTTCAAGGAAGCAAGACCACCGTCGGGAACACCACGAACATCCAGATAATAATGCACTCTAATCATTTTTCCGAGATTTAACTGCACGCATTTTGCACGCATTTTGCAACAAAGAGAAACAAAAGGGAGACAAGCGCAACAAAGCTGGCAGACCAAAAACGTAATAAATAAAGGAGAAATAAACTGATTATAAGCGGAAAGAGGGGGATTCGAACCCCCGATTCCCTTTAGGGGAATACACGCTTTCCAGGCGTGAACCCTCAATCCGTAACCGTTTATTTTTCAACACTTTACAAAACAGCCCTTTCTGAACTGCACGCATTTTGCACGCAAGCCCCGTTTTTAACACTCGCAGATACGCAATCACGCTCCAGGAAAGCACCCTCACCAAGGAGGAGCCAGCGAGCGGAAACACCATAATCACGAACCAGATAGGTGAGCCAGGACAGCTGGAACAAATCACGAGACGGATCCTTCTCGCAGCTGTTCATGTTCCACCGATTAATACCATAGCGGTCGGTGAAGGTTTTCTTCCCACGAATCACACGCTGCTCCTTCAGCAGACGAAGAGCCAGGAAGAACCGACAGGCAACCTTGACAGATTCAACACTTTGCATAACCCAAAACATTTTTATTTTTATTCATTTACGAAATAGACAGGAGTGATACGAAGAAGAGACCTGTCATCTTCCGACATTTTAGAGTAATACCGAATCCACAGATCCAAGAATTCATCGCCATCAATAAGACGAACACTCCTATGGGATTCACGAGCTGCCCGATGAGCCTCCGATGTAAACAAGCCAGAAGTAACCACCAAACCAGCATCACCATCACGATTAAGCAAGCCGACCAACTGACGAACGACTTCAACAGACACGGATGAAGAAGGCGTGTGCTTAACCTGCACCTTAACACGAGGGATGGTCGCACCAAGAGGATCATGGAACGCCAATACATCAACACCGCCATCTTTTCCCTTTGGAGCCACGAACGGAGTGAAGTAACCCATCGCATGCAGAAGGGCAGCAACCATGTCCTGGAATTCGTAAGGAGAACGAGAAGCAATGGCAGCACGCAACCCTTCATCAGCACGCTCCTTCATTTCGCCAAGGGTGAGTGAAGCAGAACTTGCTGGGAGGATATCGCCAGACGGAGAAGCAGAAGCCTCGCCCGAACATTTCTTATAGGCTGCGGTCGCCAGGTCGAAGGATTCAGACTCAGAAGAGGAAGAGAGACAAGCGACACCATCCTCGGTTAAATACCAAGTACCCCTCTGCTTTCGGATGAAGCCAGCAGCCACATAGCAGGAGGAATACCATGACAGGAAATTGTGCCAACGGACAGAACCTCCCACGTTTTCCAGTTCCCAGCCCGAAAAATCGCAACATTCCCCCAAGAGAGAGCGCAACACGGAAAGACGGCACGAACCACCCTGCTCTTTAAGCAAACGCATTGCAGCGAACATTACCTTCATGCCACATTGGGCAGTTCGAGAATACACACCAGACATACACATTACTTATTTAACATAGACTTCATCAACGCCAGGAGTTCACCCATTTGTTCCTGCGCCTTTTCCGTCACACGACGCTGTGCCGCAATTTCATCAAAAGCTCGAAGAAGAGCATCTGAATTATTCACATTGTTTCCGACACCAGCAACAGCAGTTCCACCTCCTGCATTGGCATCATTAGAGCAAGGAATGGATGAGCCACCATAGAAAAAGGACACATCGCAGCCTATGGCACGAGCGACGTCTTCAAGCAATCCACTCTTAACGTCAGCAGCCTTCAATTGAGAATGAAGACGCTGATCATTGTCATACCCTAATTTTGTAGCAAGCTCGGCAAGATTAACCCCCAAGCTGCGAAGTTTTTCTTTTACTGACTTTCCGTCCATAACCAAGACTTTTGTTTGCATTAAGTTTTATTAACAAAGAAAACCAACAATTTTCTTGGTAATACCAATAGAATTGTTTATCTTTGCACCCGAAAAACGTTAGCAATAACGTTACAACGCACAAAAGTAAACAAAAAAGTTGAAATAACAAAATAAAAAGGAGAAAAAATGACAGAGATTGATTTGATGACTCCAATGGAGAGGAAGAGAAAGGAGCGCAACGAGGCAATCATCGCAGAGTTCAATGAGCTCGCACCAAAGCTCACAGCGCAGGGAACGAAGCCATACCGCATACTGCGAGCATTGGCTGAGAAGCACGGAATCACCACCAGCGGTGTCCGTTTCATTCTGGTCGAGGCAGGCGTCTACGAGACTGCCGAGAAAGTAAGTAAATCACAATAACAAAAAAGACAGGAGGCAAGACATGAAAAAGATTGAAAGAGGAATCATGTGGGCAGCAGCGATATCAGCCCTGGTTCTAGGAATCACGCAGACAGCGACCGCCATCATCCGTGGCGAATGGTTCATGGCTTTTGTTTTTGCGGTGTTCATCGCAATAAGCAAAGGGATGATGGAAGCCCTGTACGCTAAGAAGAGAAAGGAGGTATCCGATGACGGAGACGCAGCCTAACATCAACCCAGCAGGACGTTACACCATCGCCAAGACCTGCGAGATTCTGCAGATCAACCGCACCACCCTGCACCGCCACACCAAGAAGGGTCACATCAAGGTTTACTACCGCAAGAGTACGAACCGACCATTCTACAAGGGGCTGGACATTTTGAAATTTTGGCAGATTGCCATCTAACATAAGTTTAACAATTTAGATAGAAGAAATTATGGGATTATTTGGAAACAAGAAGGTAGCTGAAGAGAACGAGTTCGAGGGAGCTACAGAGTGGTTCAAGGCACAGGCAAAGACAGCCGAGACCTTCAACAACGAAGACAAGGACATGTGTGGGCAAGACACACCGAAACAAGCTCGCATCTTCATAGCCATCGAGAACAACGAGAAAGAGGGAATGGTCGCAGCATCGGTCAAGGCAAACGACAAGAAGATTCTCATCGACGCATTGTTCAAGCTCGCCCAGCACGAGGATTCATTCAAGGAACTCATCCTTGCCACAGCAGCCAAGCTGAGACTTGTCAAGAACATCAGCGAAATGACAAAGGGGATGCCAAAAGAACTGAGAGAGGCAATAGAACACTTAACAAACATTTTGTAAAAGCAGCATGAGAATAGAATTCAAAACCATCACCATTAAGAACTTCAAGGGAGTTCTTGGCGAGAGAACAATCAACTTCAACCCAACGCTTACCCAGATCATGGGAGCGAACCACGCAGGCAAGACCACCATCGTGGATGCAGTACGCTGGGTATTGTTCGACAAGAACAGCGAAGGAATGCAGGTATTCGGCATTGACCCGAAAGACGAGAACGGACAGGTTATCCACCACCTCGACAATACCGTAGTGCTGGAATTGACAGCAGACGGCAAAGACTACAAGCTCGAAAAGGTAAGAACAGAGACCTGGACGAAGCCACGTAAGAAGGAGGAGGCAGAGATGAAGGGACACACAACCAAGTTCTTTGTCAACGAAGACAAGTACACCGCTAAGGACTATGCGGCATTCATTGACAGCCTCTGCAAGGAGGAGCTCTTCAAAATGCTGACAATGCCTTCATACTTCCCGAACCTTCCAGCAGAGAGCCAGCGCAAGCTGCTGATTAAAATGGTCGGCAGCACCAGTGAAGAAGATATCGCAGGCGACAACGAGGACTTCAAGGCATTGCTTACGACCCTGGCAGGAACGGACATTCAGAAGTATCGAGAGCAGCTCCGATACAAGATTTCCGAGCTGAAGAAGGAAATCGAGCAAATACCAAGCCGCATCAACGAGAACACCGAGGAGCTGAAGAAGCTGGAGAAAGACAAGCCGAACTTCGAGCTGACAAGAAAGAGAGTCAAGGAAATCGAGAAAGGCATCGAGAACATCGACAATGAGCTCACGGACTTAAGTCGTTCCGTAGATTCCGACTTCAACGAGCGCACAAAGGAGCGCACCGAGATAAACAAGCTCAAGCAGCGCATGGAGGAAATCGTACAGAGCTACCAAGACAAGAACACGGCAGAGGAGCGCAAGCACAAGAAAGCCATCGACGATGCCAAATACGAAATCGAGGTAACAGACAGATCCATCCGCAACGCCAAGGCTGCGGTCGAGGATGCGGAAGCGCAGCTCAACAAGATAGCCATCGCAAGCGAAGACTTCAAGAGCCGCTGGAATAAGCTCGACCAAACCACATTTGCATGGGACGACAACCAGGAGGTCTGCCCTACCTGCCACCAACGCCTCCCACAGGAAGACATAGACCGCATGAAGGCAGAGATGGAGGGTAACTTCAACGACAACAAGAGCAAGCAGTTCGACGCAATGTACGAAGAGGCAGCAAGAATCAAAAAGCGCAAGGCTGACGCAGAGGCAACCATCAAGACCGCCAAGGACAACCAGGTAAAGCTGGATCAGCAGCGCAAGGAGCAGGAGGAAGCCTTGAAGAAGGCGCAGGAAGCTCAACCGAAACTCGTCTATCACACGGACGATGAGGAATACCAGCAGCTGCAGATGGACGTGAAGACAAGAACAGCAGCCCTTGAAGCAAGAACAGCTGAAGAGACAAGCGATACCAGAGTGCAGCAGGAAGCCAACCTCAAACAACGCAAGGCTGAGCAGAACCGTCTCCGAGACGAGCTCAGAGATGAGCTGGCGAAGGAACAGCGCATCACCGACAAGCAGAACCGCATCAAGGAGCTGGAGGACAGACAGAAGAACTTAAACCAGCAGCTAACAAACCTGGAAAAGCAGGACTACACAGCCGAGCAGTTCACCATTGCCAAGAGTACAGACCTGCAGACAAAGGTCAACAAGCTCTTCACAAACGTTCAGTTCCGAATGTTCGAGCCATTCATTACAACAGATAGAATCAAGACGACATGCGAATGCACCATGCACGGCACGCCTTACAGAGACCTCTCGACCAGCGAGAAGATAAATGCAGGAATCGACATCATCAACGCAGCCTGCCGATTCAACGACATCTACGCACCTTTGCTCATTGACAACGCAGAGAGCATCACGGACATCTTGCCGACAAGAAGCCAGCAGATTCTCCTCATCGTCTCACGAGACAAGGAGCTAACGATAATTCAGTAACAATTTTAAAAAGAAAGTGATTATGACACAAACATCTCAACAGGGAGGACAGCAGCCGCAGACGCAGCTCACCTCACAGAACGCAACCGCTTTAAAGCGCATGCAGGAAGAAACAACGCAACAGATTATGGAAAGAGTAACAGGCTGGCAAGAGACAGGCGAAGTCGTCCTGCCAAAGGGCTACAACGTAGGCAACGCCATCAAACTAGCCTGGCTTTACCTTCAGACGGTAGAGAACCTGCAGCACCAGAAGGCAATCGACTACTGCACAAAGGACAGCATTTGCAACGCCCTCTTGAACATGGTCATCAACGGAGAATACCCACAGAAGCATTGCTACTTCATCATGTACGGCAACCGCCTCGAATGGCAGGAGCGATACCTTGGTAAACTCATGCGAGCAAAGCGAGACACAGAAATCGGGAAGGTCAACGCACAGGTCATCTACGAAGGAGACGAGTTCGTCTACACCATCGACGAGAACGGAGAGAAGCAGCTGGTCAAGCATGTGCCGAACCTTGCCAACATCGACAACACCAAGATTCTCGCAGCATACGCAGTGGTCATTAACAAGGACGGAACACGCCACATCGAGGTGATGACAAGAACGCAGATCCAGAAGGCATGGGAACAGGGAGCCATGAAGGGCAAGAGCGGAGCACATACCAACTTCACCGACCAAATGTGCATGAAGACCGTCATCCAGCGAGCCTGCAAGATTGCCCTCGACAGCACCGCTGACCCAGGCGATGACGACGACCCAAACCACTACGACGAAGCGACAGCAGAGCGAGAGGCTGCACAAGGAAGACAGGCTATCGATGCAGAAGCGGTGGAGGTCAAGGGCGAACAGGTAGCCGCACCAGCTCCGAAGGGACTCGAAGCTAACGCAAGCTACATCGACATGAGCAATACACAGCAGCCAGCAGCAGAACCTGCTCCTGCTGCCAACGCAAACGCAGGGACAGGATCCAGCAGAGCCTGCCCATTGCCATAACCATAGGAGGGAAGAGCGATGAAGATGACAATCCTCGGAAGCAGCAGCAAGGGAAACTGCTACGTCTTGCAGAACGACAGCGAAGCCCTGATCATCGAGGCAGGCATGAGCCTCGCAGAGGTCAAGAAGGCACTCGGATGGGACATCGCAAAGGTGAAAGTTTGCATAATCTCACACCAGCACAACGACCACGCAGGACACGCAGCCGAATACGAGAAGGCAGGAATACCGATGCTGGCTCTCCCCTCCGTTATTGAAGCCAAGAACCTGGAAGCAACCACAACCACCTCCATCAAGGATGGGTGCGGTTACATTTACGGAGGCTTTAGAATTCTGCCATTCAAGGTGAAGCACGACGTACCATGCGTAGGATACCTCATCGAGCACCAGGAGACAGGACGCATCCTGTTCTTCACGGACACCTACGCAATGCCTTACGATTTCCCGAACATCACCCACTTCATGGCAGAAGCAAACTACAGCGACGAGATTCTAGACCATAACGTCCTCGAAGGCTACATACCAGCAGCACTCCGAAGAAGAGTTATCACCAGCCACATGAGCATCGACAACACCATCGGAATCTTGAAGCGACACGACCTCAACAAGACGAAGGACATCCTCCTAATCCACCTTTCAGATGGAAACAGCAACGAGAAGGAGTTCATCACCAAGGTGCGGAGAGCTACAGGTAAGACAACGAGAGCTGCCAGCCCAGGAATGGAGCTGGACTTCGATAAAGGATTTATTGACATTTAAATTTTACAACATGGCAGAAGAAAAAGAAGAAGAAATCAAAATCGTAGAGCCAGGACGAGAGAACGACAAGCTCACGAAAATGGCAGAAGGCGTCTACAAGACAGTCAACGAATACCACGATAAGAACGAGCTGCACTGCTTAGTTCTCATGTCAGACAAGACAGGAGGCGCATCCTTCATCATCGGAGACGAAAAGATGATAGCCAAAGAGTTCAAGGAGCTCACAGGATATCACGAGGCATTCAAAAAAGTTTTAAATTTGATAAAGAAGTAACAACATGGAAAAAGAAGTAATTCAAGTAGAGATCCCAGCAGGCAAGAAAGCCGCATGGGTGGACGGTTTCCTCAAGCTCGTAGATACAGAAGAGGAACAGAAGAAGGACGAACGTCCTATCACGGAGAGAGTGAAGACATTCGAGGATGCCTGCAAGGAGCTGGGCGAAGACCACAAGCTGGTACAACAGTTCAAGGCAATCCAGGAAGCCATAGCAGAAGACAAGGAAGCCACGGCATACTTCAAGCTGGGCATCATTACTGCAGCACTCAACGAGGGATGGGAGCCAGACTTCACCAACGATGACGAATACAGATACTACCCTTACCTTTGCATCTGGACGAAAGAGGATCTGGAGGACAAGGACGAAGCATGGAAAGACGACCATAACCTCCAGCTGTGGCTTGGTGGCGGCATCTCGTACCTCGGTGCGGCGTGCGGTCTCGCTGTTGCGTCCTCGCTCAACGCCTGGTCGCGTGCGAATGCGAGCGTCTCGGCTCGGCTTGCACACAAGACAGAGAAGCTGGCAATTTACAGCGGAAAGCAATTCACGGAATTATGGACGATTTACACAACAGGAAAGGAGGTAACATCATGGAGAAATATCTAGGACTTGAATACGAAGACCTTGCAGAGCGAGAGCAATACATCAAGGACAACGCAGACGGCATCGAGAACATGGGCTACAGCAAACCTATTCCAAGCGATCAGATCGAGAAATTGAAGGAAACCCTGGCAGATGCCAGCATCAAAAAGCTGGAGCAGGAAGAGGCGAAGAAGGCAGCCGTCCAGATGTACAACGAGGAAATCAAGGGCTACAAGCTCACCATTAAGGACGCAGCAGACAAGCTCAAAAGCAAATCAACCTACGTAAAGGAGCCTTGTTACAAGATCATCGACCAGCAGACAAGACAGGTCGGCTACTACACTAAGGAGGGTACGCTGGTTTATCAGCGAGCAGCACGCCACGACGAGCTGCAGCCTAACATTTTTAAGCTCGCACCCAAGACAGGAACCGACGACAAGTAACAGAAGTTTAACATAAAAAGAATTTAAAAATGACAAAAGAAGAGCAAAACGCAGCAACCAAGGCTGCAATCGAGAGAATCCAAGAATTGAACGAAGGAAATGGAGGATACTGCATCCGATTTGGAGAAGCCCTCCCACTTAAGGAGCCAAAGTACGTATCCATCCACGGTACCATCGACGCACCAGCACGCTGGGTAGAGAAGCGCAAGGACGACATCGTGTCGGCAGACGCACACGTCCTGGTGGACAGAGACCGAATGACCATCACGCTGAACACCGACGAGAACAGCGCATACATGGATCAGATTGTCGGCACGCTGACCCTCTCCACCGAGATGCAGGAGTTCGGCATCAACACAGGAGAGTACATGAGCTGCTTCGACATGGCAGACCGCATCAAGCAGCTCCGCACCTACTTCGAGACACAGCAGGAAGCCATGAAGCTGGTAACAGAGCTCCGCAGCTTCAAGGCTAAGATTGACAAGGAGCTGGAGCTGAGCGACGACAAGCGAGGCAACCAGACGATCATGCGAGCACAGACGGTAGAAAGCAACCTGCCTAAGAGCTTCAAGGTCAACATGCCAATCTTCAAGGGAACCGAGAAGCGCACATTCGAGGTCGAGGTGGAGATTAACCCGAAAGACCTCTCCTGCACCTTGGTAAGCCCAGACGCACACGACATCGTAGTGCAGGAGCGAGACAGCCAGATGGACGCAGTACTTGGACGAATTGGAGAGGCTGCACCGAACATTGTGATTATCGAGCAATAACAACAACCACCGAGGGAGCCGCCACAGAGCGACTCCCGAAAGTGATTACAATAAAATCAGAAACATGAGCAGGAATACAGACAAGAGTTCTATCGTCATCAACACGAAAGACGCAGAGAACATACTGCAGGACTTCACAAAAGAAGAGGCTGGGGAGATTTTCATGGCTTTGCTCGCCTACGCCAACAGAGGCGAAGAGTTCAAAACCGACGACAGGTCGATGCGTACCCTGTTCAGAACGCTACAAGCCAACATCGACAGGAACAACGAGAGGTACGAAGAGAAATGCGAGCGCAACAGACAGATTGCCATGGAGCGAGAAAAGAAGCGAAAGGAGGCAAGAGAAAAGGATAAAAAAGAAGAGCACGAACGTACACGAACGTGCACGAACGTGGACAAACGTGAACGAACGTCACCTATAGGGATAGGGATAGGGAATGAGATAGGGATAGGGATAAACAATAAAGAGTTTAATAATATTAAAGAGGCTAAAGCCTCTACGTCAGAAACAAGTTCTGACGCTGCAGCAGAGCCGCAGGAACAGGCGAAGAACGAGGAAAATCAAGCCAAGAAACAAGACAAGATAGACTTCGAGAAGGTGCGCCAGCAGTTCAACAGACTCATGCAAGACAAGGCAATCCCGAAAATCAAAGGCAAAATCGCAGGACAGCGCAAGGCATTCTTTGAGGCACGAGTTCGAGAATACGGCATTACGTCTGCATACCGAGTGATGATTAAGGCAGCAGAGAGCGGATTCCTCAACGGAGGAGGAAGAAACGGATGGCTCGCCAATTTCGAGTGGATATTCAGACCAAACAATTTCCCGAAGGTGCTCGATGGCTACTACGACAATCCGCAGCCACAGGTACCAACGGCAACAGCAACAATAGGAGGTTACAACAATGGGACAGAAACACCAGCCGCAAGCGGTCGGACAATTAATCGCAACGAACAGAGGGCGACAGAACAGCGTGAGCGCATCCAGGGCTACGCAGGTGTCGCAAGCAAATGGAGGCAAATTGCTGACAGCGACGCTGCAACGATGGGAAACGAGGGATGACCTCCTGCAGACTTTCTGCATCGACAAGCAGATAGAGCTGACGAACATACCCGAGAGGTGCTTTTTTCAGAACGCACCGACGCTCTGGACGGTCAACTTAGCATACGGATTCGGAACAGCGCAGGAATGGCTGGCATACCAGATAACCGACCTTTCGGAATTCAGCGGAGCAAAGGACAAAATCACGGACAGGCAGCTCGACCAGATCATCCAGCTCATAACCGACGATTACGGATTTTTGAACATGGCAGAGATAATGCTTTTCTGCCGCAGGTTCAAGAAAGGCAGCTACGACAAATTCTACGGTAGCGTTGACCCTATCGCAATCATGCAAGGGTTGAACGTGTTCTGCAGGGAGCGCAACGAGGCATACGCCAAGAGAGACCGCTGGCTGCAGGAGGTTAAGGATTGGGACGACAGATGGAATCCCAACAACATGACTCACGAGGAGGCAATCATCATCAATCAGATGCAAGCCGAATACGCAATGAACACAAGAGAGCAGGACATGCTCACAGAACAGAAATACAAACAAGTTTAACAAGAAACAGAAATGGCAAATTACAAGAATTTAGGCAGAATCGCAGAAATTGCGAGAGACCTCCCAAAATTGGAGGAAGCGAGAAAGATGCTGGCAGAGAACGACACCCAAATCGAGGTCTACCAAGAGAAGACCGACAGCATGGTGATTCTTCCAAGCCAGATTAAGTACAACATCATTAACGCCATCAATTTGGAAATTAACAAGCAGAAGGAGGAGCTGAAAGGACTATGATGAAAATTTGGAACCCAGTGGAGGCATACCGTAAGGCAATCCAGCACAACAAGAACGAACAGATCCGCCACGAGGCGAAGGTCAAGATTTGCATCGGTGACTACACCGACAGCAAGGGTGTAACATACACGGCATTGATGATTGACGGAATACCAATCCAACGCATTACAGCAGACAACATCGTCGAAAGCGAGCTGCTGCTGGACAGCGTCCGCAAGGAGTACTTCAACAAGCGAGCAATCGCAGGATAGGAAGGAGGCGAGCATGAACAATCAACAATTTTTCGAGAAGGTCTCCCAGATGCGCAAGCAACAGAAGACCTACCAGGAAGCAAAACCAAGCTCACAGGAAAGCAGGGACGCTCTCATAGCTAGCAAGCGGTTGGAGACAGAAATAGACCAGGAGATAGCGAGAGTGCAGGCAATCCTTGCCAAGAAAGACATCTTCCTGGTTCAGTATAAGGACGTAGACGGAAGCATCGCAAGCAGCCTGGTAGAAGGCTTCGACATGGACACCCAATACCGACAGGGCTACATTGTCGCCAACATCACCAAGAGAACCGTAACATACAACGGAAAGGATTGGGAGGCGATGACGCTAAAGCCAGGAAGCAGCATGCCAACCACCATGCAAGAGAAAGGAGGTGCAGCATGAGCAAGGCAGAGCAATACGTCCAGAAGCTGAAGGAATGCCAGCAGATGGATACAGAAGGAGGACACTGAGAGGCAGACAGAATCCTCCTGGACATCATCCGAAACGAGCTCGGAGAAGAGTACAAACAAGTAATTGAAGAATACGAATGGGTACCGAAATGGTACGCATAACCCATAAAACAAGAATAACATGGCAAAAACAAAAATGAAGAATCCACAAGAGATTATCAGCACCAAGAGACTCCGCAACACAGCAGCCAGCGTCACAACCAAGGACGGAGAGGCATTTGTATGCGTGACGAAGACAAAGGACGAAAAGGTAGGGCTTTCATGGAAGGGAACGAAGCAAGACTTGCTCAACCTCCTCTTCACAGCCTGCCGCAACGACAAGCAGATGGCAGCACTCATCTGCAGAGCCGCAAAAGACCACATCGACTACTGCAAGGGCACGCACCAGGACTGGGTCAACTTGACAGCAGACATCGTTCAGCTCGACCAAGAGCTCGACACCAACCAGCATCAGGAAGGAGGTAACGCATGAACGAAGAAAAAGAGCACAGAGAAAAAATGATTGACCGCAAATGGGCACTTCTTGATGCAATCGCCCAGGGATACTGCCAAAACCCAGAGTTTGCAAGCACAGACTACGAGCCATTGGCAGACATGATTGTCCGAACAGCGAATGCGGTCACAGAGAGAATCCTGCAGGATCCCCGAATCAAAGCAACAGACGCTATCGAGAAAGGGGACGTCATCAAGAGCAAAACGAAGATGATAACCGTAGAAGTTATTAGCACTTCCAAGAATGGCTTGAAGATTTTCAAGGGAGCCACCGACGATGAGCCGAAAGAGATCTGCGGCATTACAGCCCTGGAGGTTGAATACATCAACGGAAGGAAGGTGCCATGATTGAGCCAAAGAAGATACGCAAGGGCGATGTTGTGGCAACCAAGCACCAGAGCATCATCGTAGAGAGAATAGAAGGCGAAGGCGAAAACCTCGCCTTCTATGGAAAGATTTGCAACAAATACGGATGCCCAAGTGGAAAGACAAGCATCCACCGACACATCTACGCATCCGTGATTTACAGAGTTACACGAGGAGCGAAAGTCATAATGAAACAAAACGATTAAGAAAATGAAAAAAATCATGTTCAACGACAAATACGGTCTGACAAAGGCAGTATTAGAAGGGCGCAAGACGCAGACAAGAAGAATCGGCTACCAGGGAACGTTTAAGCGTTACTGCAACTGCGGATTCTGCTTGGAAGGAGCGGACAAAAACAAGCTCTTCATCAATGATGGAAACGAGGTGGTAGCCAAATCCAATTTCAAGATAGGCGAAGAGGTGGCGATTGCCCAGAGATACATAGACCTGGCAAAGAACGATGAGTTCTACCGCCTTTGCGGAATTCACGGAATGCCGCTGGAGTGCATAGGAAGCGAGAAGGGGTGCTACAACAAAATGTTTGTTAAGGCAGACCTCATGCCGCACCGCATCCGCATAACGAACATTCGTGTTGAACGCTTGCAGGACATCAGCGAAGAAGACTGCCTGGCAGAAGGCATCCAGGATATCGTGGGCAAAACGTACCCAGGGACGCATTTTTATTGCATCACGAAAGCAGACACCTGCTACGTTACACCAAGAGAGCCATACGCCAAGCTCATCGACAAGATATCGGGAAAAGGCACATGGGAAAGAAACCCACTCGTTTTTGTTTACGAGTTCTAACAACAAATAGCATAGCCATGGAGGAAAGAAAATACAAGCTCCAGCAAACCGCCAGCGGAATGAAGGACACCCAGGGCAGCACCTGGATCAATGCCTGGAACAAATACGGAGCAGCATCCCTGTCCAAGGTACCAGGAAGAAAATAATTTTAAAACACTTAACAAAGCAAGAAATTATGGGAAAGAACAAAAAGCGCAACAGATGGAACAGCCAGCCACGCAAACAGGAGAATCCGCTGGCACAGCAGCAGAAAATGGTAGCACCAAAAGCGGTGCGTGATTATTGGGCGAACAACCTCACGCCAGACGAACAGAAGATATTCAACACACCGATAGCGGTGGCACAGCAGGCAGGAGTCATGAAGCGACTCGGATATCTTACAGCCGCATTCCTTCACATTCACAGCGTACAGAGCCTCCTGTTCGGAGAGATGCAGAACATCGTCGAGGATTGGGGATTGCTCATCAAGGGAGTGCAGCCCGTCATCAATTCCCTGCTGAACAGCGAGGACAAGTTCTTCAATGTCATGCACGACCTGGTGAAGAACCAGAGCACAGGCATCAAGGAGACCTACACCCAGGACGTGGACGCATTGTTCGACAGAATCACCCGATGGGAAGGAATCCCAAAGGTCTGGAAACCTGGAGACGAACAGAAGCTGGAGGGAAGAGCGAGAATGGACGACATCATCGGCAGCTTGAAGCAGGGAATCTTGAAGCTGAAGGAGCAGGACATGGAGCCAGAGCCAAAGGAGGAAGCGAGAATCTTCTACGCCATCGCAGAGATGAACGAGGATGAGACAAGCACCATCATCGTGCAGGACATCGCCAACAAGGGAATGGCTGCCATCAAAGCCAGGAACCTCGCCAAGAAGAACCCCGACAAGATGTACGTCCTTTTCGAGCAGCGCATGCAGGTTCAAGAGACATGCCACATGACACCATTCAAGGCAGTACAGAAGCCAGCCAACCAAGACGAGGTGGTGAACGTAAAGATTGAACCAATGAAAAAAGGAAAGAAGCCGAAGGAGTAACATGAGCTACATAGACGAATTCATAAAATGGCTGGAACATCCACACAAGCGAGAATGGAGACCGAAAGAGGTACACCTTCTCGCAGTCACGAACAAGAAGACAGGCAAGGTCTGCGATATTGCCGTGACACACGACGTTCCACCATTGAAAGAGAGAAAATGGAAACTGCAATGCATGTACCCAGAGAGCGAATACAGCTACGAGCGCATGCAAACCGACATCAGAAACATAACAAAGCCAATGAGTGGAACAGGACATAGACTGCAGAGCACGCCATGCGCACATTGCGGTCACGCTTACGAGAGTATAAACACTTGGGTCTGCGGCAATACAGGGAAGCCGATATTCAACGGCAACCCTCCATGCGATGACATCACGGACAAAAGACAGGAACTGAAATGGAAGAAAAAAGAGACAAAGATTACATAATCGAGGTGACAGCTGACAAGGAACAGCAACAACAGGCTATCCTCCGTATTGCAATAGCAACAGGCATCGAAACCGAACAAATCGAAAATTGCATAGCCAAGCTGGAGAGCTGCCGAATCCTAACGGAAGAGCGCAGTATTTACGTGGATACCAGAGGACGCATTCAAGAAGATATCAGAGATTACTACTGCCCAGAGAAGCTGGAGGTTAAAGGATACTACTACTGCACAACCGACATCGAGCAGGAGATCCTGGAGGAGAAGCTACAGAATAAGCTCCGTCGCTTCCATGCCAGCAGGAAGCATCTGCCAAGAACGGCTCCAAAGGCAAAGCCATGGAGCTGGAACCGAATAAGGAGCCGCCCGAACACCAAGCACGGCTACCATTAGCCGATACCTCCACCACCTCCTCCGAAATGAGGGGGAGGGTTTGGGAGGGGGTGCGTGTACCCACATACACGCAAGCAGGCGCACACCCACATGCACGCACACATACCCAAGCGCACACGCATAGGGAGACGCAGGCAGACAGGCAGCACACAACGAACGGAATACAAACAGACAGACTGAAACAAAGGAGAAAAAGACAAATGACGAACATGGACGCATTGATGATTTTAGGCATCGTCGCATTCCTGGCGATGTACGCAGCATGGTTGTGGGACGAGGTGAAGAAAGCAACACCAAACCCATACGATAGCGAAGAGAGCCAAAATAAGGGCGCACAAGCGCACGAAATGACCTCGGACGAGGAAATACCAAGCAACGAAACAAAAACGCAGCAGGAGGCAGGAAAATGAGCCACAAGGAACAAATTATCATCGGAATTGACCCAGACGTCGATAGAAACGGCATCGCAATGCTCGACATGAGCACACACAGCCTACAGGTTCAGATGCTCGCCTTCCCGAACCTCCTCGACTTCATCAAGGAGAAATACCGCCAATTCGCAGAAATTGACAAATGGGACTTCAAGGTCATCATCGAGGCTGGATGGATGAACCGAGGAAACTACCACATCCAAAGATGGCAGGGTAAGCAGGGCATCGCCAGCCTGGGCGTCGACCAAGGACGCAACGAACAGGTCAGCAGAACCATCGGGCAAATGATGGAGCATTGGGGCATCCCCTACGAGTTCAAGAGACCGCTCCCTAAGTGCTGGCACGGCAAAGACCGCAAGATCACCAAAGAGGAGCTGGAGGAAATAACTTTACAGAAGCTGGGCAGGCTCAACCAGGAGGGACGAGATGCCGCCCTGCTCGCCTGGGACTACGCTGGGCTGCCAATGCGCATCACGAGCGCAACCCTCCGAGGGCAGCCTTCACCGAAAAACCCCATTTTTTCACGGAAATAGGCACAAATTGTGTTAATTTTCTCCCGAAAGTGATTACATTATAACC